CGCTTGCACCACCAACAGGGTTGTATCCCCATTGAAAGACCCGACTGCCTTGCTCTGGGTAACCAAACCCATCTTGAGTAGTGCTGTCCGTTAACAGAATCTGTAAGCCACTTTGACCAGAGACTTGGTAGCTCACATCGGGACGTGGCTCACGCACAGCTTGCGGATCATTAACTGGATACATACCCAGTTGTAACTGTGGCTGATCGGGATCCCAGCATGCGGGGCAAACCTTGACCTTAAACGGCTTAGTCTTCACTGTCTGTGTCTTTAATTCCTTGAGCATGTACCTCTGCGCACAACGGTCGCATTCAGCAATTGCATGCTTACCGGAAGCAAACCGATTAGGCATAGAACAAGTTCCTTGGCACAAACCTCAACGGAGAGGTATCGCGGTCTTCTGACTGGGCCAATTCCCACTGCTGTTCATACTCAGCCTTTAGACCCATTACACGGTTTGGATCAACATCAGGCAACTTCATGCTCAACAGATAGGCCAATCCTGCCACCATGCAGGGGATAAAACGGAATGGAATGTCTTGGACAGTTACACCCGTACCAGCATCCTGAATACGGCGCATGCGGTAGTACACAAACATGTACTGATCACCGGGGGCGTTAGGCGTAGGCCACACGTTAATAGCAGGTAGGTTCTGCACGGTTATAGCTGCACCAGTAGTATGCGCCGCAGCGGTTGTGCCGTTCTGTCCACGAGCGCAGTTTAACAACTGGTTGTTTACAGGATCTATGTTGGGGTAACTGATGGTCTCATTATCAATCTTGATAAACCCAGCAGTGGTCAAACCATCCACATTAGACAACGTGATTGTGGTGGCTGTAGATGAAATGGTTCCGTTAAGGGTAACCGTAGTGCTGTTCTCTTGACCAGACTGACGGTTGTACCAGACCTGAATTGGTCGACCTTGTGCCAACTTGTTTGGCAGACTCATGTAGGTCGATTCTGAAATACCGCTGATGTTGATGTCGATCTGGTTAGATGTGGCATTACTCTGGCGTATAACCATGTCTAGAAGATTGATTGTGTCCGTAGGCATGGGGTAGATAGCCTGACCCGTCACCATTGGGATCTGGCCCTGCTCTACAGTCCAGAAGTTCAGACCCCGGTTTGCCCACTCAATCGTCAGCAGGTTCAACGACCGCCGCGCTGTGCGGAAGTTGTAACCCGTGCGAAGTTCTTGACCGCAACGCTCAAACGCCTCTTCAATGAGGTCGTTCATGTCGAGATCAAAAGCTGTGGTTCCGGTGGTCTTAGCCATTATCTATACCCTGCGGTTTTCTTTGCGATTGTTTTGGGTTGGGCTACGAATTGTTTTCCGGCGGCTTTTCCTGCCCGCTTGGCTTTGGTCGTCGCAGCGTACTCAGCAGGGCTGAGACTTTTGATCGCAGCACTTGGAAGGTATCTTTCACCAGTGTCAGAAGATTTTTTACCACTTTTGGTTCTCCATTTTTGGTCGCCCCAATCCTTCAATGATTTTTGAGGAGCTTTCAATCTCGATAACCCCCGCCAGCCGCCTTGTACTTCTTGGCAACAAGCTGTGCTTTACGCGCTGACCACTGACCTGCGCCAGTGCCTTGCGTTGCTGCGGCTTTTACCTGCGACACAATCCGCTTTCGCAGACTAGGCTTCGTGTAATTACCAGCGGCGTTTACCTTACCACCCTCTTTGAACTGGGTGAAATCAGTGTCATCCCGCCGCGCTTTTGTCTTAGCGCCGGGCATTTTTGAGGGGCGGATATCGCCCATACCACGGGATGCCATCATAATTTAACAGGCGTAACCGCCGCCTTTCATGGTGATCATAGTACCGCGAGTTTTACCCTTGGTAGCAATACCGTCAGCCCGCTTAGAAGCCGTCATACCGCCTTTTTTCATCTCACGGGGAGATGGGGGCATCTTCTTACCCTCAGTAAAAATACCAGCATTTTGCTTACGCTCGTAATCAGCAAGTTCTTTGGCTGTAGGGCCACCTTGACCGCCACGACCCGCACCGGGTTTAGGGTATTGACCGTATTGTTTTGGGTCAGCGTAACGCATAGCTTTTTGGTCAGGCATATTACTTTCACGCAATTCCGCACTGCCTTTTTGCACACCTTCAATATCAAATTTATCATCCGGTTTGCCACCAGAAGTGGTATACATGTATTTAGCCATAATAGCTCCTTAGATCAGCAAGTTTTGCCGCCCTTTTTCATTACACGGGAACCGATGCCACCGGGGACACCAGAACCAGCCATCTTGATCTGCGTACCTTTGGTCTTGCCTTTAACAGCAACACCATCTTTGCTAGGAGCAGCAGTTTTAACTTTGCCCATAGAGGATGCAGCCATGCCACCTTTATTCATAAAGATAGGCACTTTTTTGCCGTCTTTCATTTTCATGGGCATGCCACCTTTTTTCATCATTTCTGCTTTCATATCACCACCTTTTGAAAATTTGCGGTTCTTGTCCGCGTTAGAAAATTCTTTGCCCACGGACTGTGGGACGCCTACTTTCTTAGCAAACGATGGGTTGTTGGCCACCGCCGCCATGAAATTGTGTTGCTTCTTACTCGTGCTTGGCATTACTTGCCCCCGGCATACCAGTTAACAAGCTGAACTAAGCCTGCGCCTACAACGCTACTAGCTCCACCGACTAACATCAAAACCTTCCAGCCACCACGGGCCTCAGACAACGTTTTGTCGATAGCAGACAGCGTTGCCTGCATAGCCTTCATGTTCTCCAACATCCTGTCCATATCATCTTGCAAATGCTTGATATCAGACGCATGCGTAGCGAGTTCACGGGCAGTTTGAATAGCATCGCTCATACCATTCGACCTTTTGTCTTACCACGCTGGGCAATGCCATCGGCACGTTTAGAAGCAGTCATACCGCCTTTAGCAAGTTTGCCCCGTGTTTCACGTTTGTATTGGTCTGCAAGTTCACTTATTTTTTGACGCTCGGCAGCAATGTTCTTCTTTGCCATTGGTCGTAAATTTTCGCCGTCTTCAACTTCAGCGGCGGCGTAATCCCGCATAGTATTTTCCATTGGCTCTGCGCCTTCCGCAAGACGTGCGGCACGAGAGGCGGCTGGTAACTTACTTTTTATTGCAGGAAATCTACCACCTACGGCTTCTGTTGGAACCCGTATGTACTTCCCCAATTTTTCTTCGGCGGTTTCACCACCATCAGCAAATTTAAGTTTTTTCATATCAGCAATTCCAAGCCCGTAGGCTCTTATTGATCCGTGAATCCGGATCGTTGGCGGTCTTGGCCGAAGTCAGCTTCTTTTTCATGCCGCTCATCCTCGCACAGAAAGAGTCTCGCCGGGAGCCGCCTTCTGGCTGGGGACGTTTCAAGTTCATGCCTTGCGCTTTCGCAGAGGCTCGGCCTTTGGCGTTCAAGCCGCCCTCGGGATTCTTGCCTTCTTTCCTCTGCCATGCTGGACTCTTAGCCATAATAAATCGTTGCCGTTACAGAATTACCAAGGCCAACGTAAACACCGTTGGGACAATAAATACCTTCACCGGGAATCCTGATTGGCAAGCCTACCGTGCTGAATGTGTCCAATTCCAACAACAAAGTTGTGTACATAGTCACGTTGCCGGATGTACTAGCGGTTGTAGAAGTTACAGTAAACACGTTTGCATTTGTTACCGTTACTGCAAATACTGCGTCTCTTGATGTGCCGGTTGTAAAATCCAAAAAAACACGTTGACCGTTGACCAGCCCATGTCCAGTAATGGTCACGGTAATTGTGGTTGTTGTTTGGCTGTATGTGCCTGATTTGCTCACTGTAGGATCGGCAACAGCCATATTACGTATTGAAGATGTGCCAGAAGTTACAGTAATGCCTTTTAACCGTGTAGCGTAACTTACCGCCGTGCCCGAAGCACTTTGATGGATTGCTTTAACGTCATACTGCATTGTCATGGCTTACCCCTTATCCATAAAAAATGGTTGAGGTTACGACACTTGCTGCGGGTAATCCCACATAAATACCATCTAAAGCCAAAACACCTTCGCCCGGAATGAACGTATAGAACGAAGTGGCAGTTGAGCAATCAATCTCAACCAAAATTTGGTTGTACACAGTCACATCACCAGAGGTGGTTAACGTCCCTGTTGTCACCGTAAAAGTATTTTGTGTTACCGCTGTTACCACATACATATTGCTAACGCCATCACCATCAGCAAACTGTAGCCACACACGTGAACCCACAGCAACACCATGACCTGCAATAGTCACTGTACAAACTGTAGTCCCGGGGATGTCATACGTACCAGACTGGGCCACATTATTGGCAAAAGCTATGTTGTATGTAGTAGACGTTGTAGGAGAGAGCACAACGCCCTTCAAACGGGTGCGATAAGGCACGGCTACGCCCGAAACGGTATTGTGATACGACTCTACGTCATATTGCATCGTCATTTTGTTGCTCCGGTGCATCTAATCTGTTTATGAGCATCTTGTACGCTTGGATTGTGGCTTGAGCCTGAGTCAAAAAGGTTTGGGCCTTATGTGCTTCAGTCTCAAGTTCACTAATCTCAGACTCCAAGAATTCCTTGGTGATCTGCATTATGCAAAGGTCGAGTACGCAGGAACGTAGTACACAGTGCCGCCAATCATCACTTTGATTGCTTTGGCTACAGTAGTAACGCTGGTTGCTGTAGGCGCAATCGTAGCAGCAGGGGCTGTTTCAATGTTCATCAACAAAGGAATCTCACCAGTGTTTGTGCCGCTGTCAGACACGCGAATGAACGAAGCAGTTGCAGGCAAAGTTGCATTAACTGTGTAGGCGGTGTCCAGTTGAATAACAGACAAAGTACCGCCGGGAGTAGCGTCAGACCCGCCTAAAGTAGCGCGGATTGCATTAGCTGCGCCGGAGATGGTTGCTGATGCGCCGTCAACACTTAAAGAAATGTGTGCACCGTTGATTGTGCCGCCTGTTGCAGCAGCAGTGCCCGTTACAACGGAGAAAGCACGTAGCGTCTCGCCTGAACCTGTAGAGGTAAAGGTAAGTTTATTGTAGCTTAGACGTGTATCGCCAGTAGCGGCGGATGTTGTAGCAAATGCAGCGTTAATGTTTTCTGCTGTAGTTACTGCAAGAGGAGAAGCAGAAGTGCCCGTTTCAAAGCCGTTGTTAGATACGACTGGGCCGGAGAACGTGGTGGTTGCCATGATGTGTCCTTACATACAAGTGAAGTGCATTAGTCTGTATGTCGTCAGCCGGGACTGTCTAATGCACCGGATAACCCCGGGTTGAAAGCAATATACAACAAAAGAAAAGGGGGCACAAGCCCCCTTCTCCAAATATTTCCTAAGAAATATTAAGCACCGGCAGAACCGAACATGCCCAATGGGTCAGACCAGCCGAAGCTGTAACGCTCACGAGACTTGTAACGAACGTTACCTGTATCGAAGTCGCCGTCCATTGACTGAGCCAAAGGCGAACGCACAAAGTGCTTCATACCGTTAGGCACGTCTGTGCACAAGAACCAAGCGTTGGTATCAGTCAAGAAGTGGTTAATGGTATATCCACCGGGGATAGAGCCATTGTTCTTCAATGCGTTGATATCATTGTCAGCAGTAGCCACACGCAATTCAGTCTCAAGCAAGCGAGTTGCCGTAAACTGGAGTGCAGGTGGAACCACCAATTTGCTAGGTTTAGCGGCGATCAACAGGCCACGCTCGTCTGTCCACAAGCTAATCTGAATAACAGCGTTTTCCAACGATGTTTCGTTCAAGTCAGCAGGGGTAGATGGGATGTTACTGTTAGTACCACCAGACACCAAGGGGTGTGCTGCACTGAACAATGCAACACCGTCACCACCAGCGTAAGCATTGCTGAAGCCGTTATTCAAAACAGCGGCAGCTTTAACTTGCTTGGTGTAAGCCATAGCGCGGGCCAAAGCCTTCGTGTAACGAGCAGACAGTGAGTCATACAAGTTATCTTCGATAGCCTCTTCAGTCAAGCTGAAGCCCAAAGCGATGGTTTCGTGGTTGTATCGGGCAGTCCATGCTTCTTGCGCATTGTCATAAGCAATGGCAGAACCCTCGTTTTTAACGGGGGCAGCAGAGAAACCAGACAGTTTTGTCTCTTCTTCAAAAGAACGCTCAGAGGTTTCAGTTTCATAAATTTCTTTATGCTCTTCACCATATTTTGCGTACTCCAAACCGAACAAAGCGTTCAGGCCGGGGAGAAGTTCTTTAAGTAGTTGTGCGCGTGAAATAGCCATGATTTAGCTCCTTAGACGGCTGTGCCAGTGTAATAGGAATGTGTGCCAAAGTTTAATTTGACAAGCATTTCTGGATACTGGGTGAAAAGAATAGTAGAAGCGGCTGGAATAGCCGTAATACCGCCGGGAACTGCAATCGCAGAATTGATGGTCACTGTTGTTGCACCAGCAGCCGCAGCCGCAGATACGTACGAACCAGATTGAATGTACTGACCATTAGCAGCAAGGTAGCCAACTTCTGTACCCACCACCAACGCGCTAGGTAAACCAGAGCCAGTCAATGTAATGGTAGTAGAAGAAGATGAACCAGTTGCGCTAGTTTGAATGGCAGTTTCTTCAACCAAACCAACTGCACGTAGAGCAAAATCAACACTTGTGCTTGATGAGCCATACAGAGCGGCAACAGCAGAATTACCTGTGTTGACGTTACCTGCATTTTGAATCAAACCAAAGTTTTGACCTAACAGAGCAGTAGAAGCAGAAGCAATGACCGTTGTAGCGGAACACATTACTACTTTAAACACTGTGTCAGGATCATCACAGACGATAGCTCTACCAGTAGCAGTAGTACCAGCGGGCCAATACTGAGCAAATTGCGTTTGCTTAGTTGTAGGGTTTACATATTCACAACCCAAGAACACACCAACCAAACCGTTGCCAGTAGAGTCAGTAGTGTCAGTGTTTTTAACAATAGAACCACGAACAATATTGACCAAATCACCGTAAAAGATGTTTGACGCAAAACCATACTGGATCGAGTAAATGCGGGTAGAACCAGCAAATACCTGACCACCGATCAGGTTGATCGGCTTTAGGCCGTAGGGGGCCGAGACGACGGGATAAGCCATTTAAGACTCCTTAAAAATTTAAGTACCTTTGCCAAAGCTGGACGAGGACTTACGCTCTTGGAAGAGCGGCATCCGCGCATCACTTTGACGCATGAAACTATTGTCCACAGCATCTGTCTGAGATTGAGTGACTTTGGCGAAATGGGCATTTCGCTGGTCTACAAAATCAGTAGGTGTCTTGCAAAGCAATAATCCACCAACCTCAATGTTGTCTTTAAAACGACTATTGGGATCGGCTAACAGTCTAAATTTGGGTTGTTCTTCGACGGGAACTGGCTCCCAACCTTCTCGGAGTTTGGCCGATAAGTTACGTGGGTCAGCATTGTTCATCGTAGAAACACGAATCCAGCGATAGTTGTATCCGGGCTGTTTGTCTGGCTCGGGCAACAGTTCAGGTTGCGCCCACTGCTTGGGACGTTCCTGTACCGCACGTGTTGTCAACTCGCGTGTGAGTTTGTTGTCTTTAATATCAGCCATTACGGGCCTCCAATTCAAGTTGTGCCTTCACATATTGCTCTGGCGTTAAACCCAGTTTTCGGGCTAGGTTTACTTGGCTTTGCTTTAGCTTAACCTTATGAGGGGCCGTGCTACGAACTGCCGGGGCGACTACAGTACCGGGTCTTGTCCGGGTCTGCTGTCTATTGTCTTCTTGGCTTTCAAATTTCTCTGAAAACCGTTTGCGCATTGTATTGTCCAATTCGCGGTAATACTCATCAGAACCAACCTCTACACCATTGTCTCTCAGGTCTTCGTGTAAACCTAGAGCAAAGGCCGTCATACTCCGATCCTGTCCAAACCAGCTATTGCGCTTTTGCCACGCTACTGCTTTATTGTCCGGTTCAGGTATGTTCGGTGCAGGTTGATACTGCACTTGTTGCTGTTGTACCTGAAATTCTTCCTCTTGTAAAGAGGGCATACGAAAGTTTTTTACCTGTATGGCTTTCAGGTTGGCCATCTGCAATGCTTGATTGGCCTCCATCATCTTGTCGGAGTCACCTGCCTCATATGCTTCTTTATAAGCACGTTGAGCAATCTTCAACTCCATATCAGCATTACTCTGAATGGTAGAGACGTACTCTTTTTCACCATTGGTAAGAATGCCTTTGATGCGCTTATTCTCTTCAAGCAGGCGTTGTGCTAAACCGACAGCTTCTTGCTGTTCGCGCAGGGCAGACTCTTTCTCACGGCGTTCGTCATGCCAAACCTTGCGCATTTGCTTGAGTTTGGTTTTTACGTTGTCGTCGTACTGGTCTAGCTCATCCTTCTCTAGTTCTTCAACCAGAGGTTTGGGTAGAGGCTGTCGGCCACGGTCTTCAGCCGGGGCGTCGTCTTCAATCTCGATTTCAATTTCAGGTTCCGCGTTTTGTGCGGGTTTACCCTTACTTTCAACTTCGTCTGGAAACTTGAATTCTGTGTCGTCGTCTAAAGGCATTTTGTGCTCCTTTTATTTACGTTTGATACCACGGGGATCGTCTACGACGGCCTCGACAGTATCGTCATTGATGATGCGGAACTCACGGCCATGTATGACCAAGCGAGAACCTGAGTGTGGACGCACGAGGACAAAATCCCCGGGTTTACACCACGGCCCAGTAGGGAACTTAGATGGGTCTTGATAGCAGTCTGGCCCCATATCAACAACAAATAAGACCGTTGTGAGGGTCTCCTCGTTGCGCATGGTTTCATCAGCTTTGATAATACCAATCTCACTGTCCTCAAACTCTTTCTCTGCCTCTGGAATTGCACAAAGGATTCGGTAGCCAGATGGCCTTGGTAATTGCTTACCTTTTTCCTCCATTGATGATTGCCAGTTATAGGTTCCCACGACTTGTGGGTTATTGGCGTCTGTAGCCAATAGGATGGAACTAGTCATCCGAAGTCTCCAATCGTTGTTTCAGGTCTAGGGTGTATCCCCGCATGATGAGCAGACCACGAATCTCACCACACAGTTTCTTGTAATCCTCAAAGGACTCGGCCTTGCCCTCGGCCAAGTAGTCCTTGAGTTGGTCAATCTTCTCATCCGCTTGTTGGATGAGAACTTCAAATGCGTTCATCATTCACCTTTAGGTTGTCTTTGTCTCATTTGGATACGCTCCTGCATTGCCCGCAGTTGCTCTTCTGCACTCTTGTTAGAAAGTTGTTTGAGAACATCAACACTCATGTCCATCATGTGGCGCTGCTTGTCTTCTTGCATCTGCGCGGCCATCTTCACTGCGTCCATCTTGATGCGTTTGTCATCAGTGGCTTGCTGTGTCTGGATGCGGTCACGCTCGACTTGCAACTGCGCTGCTTTGATGGCGTTGTCGGCTTGGTCTTTAGCAGCTTTACGCTGGTTCTCTTGCGCCTTGAGTTGCAACTCTTGCATTTGCATTTGCACGATGGGGTCTTGCGCTTGTTGTTGCGCTTGGGCCTGCTGTGCTTCCTGCTGATTCTTCTGGAGCAACTGCTGCGCGGCTTGCGCCAACATCGGAGACAGACGTGCTTCCACTTCTGGAGACATCTGAACTTCTTCACCAGACTCATCTATCTGTGGTGGCAACTGCATACCAAGCGTCTGCTCAATCTGCTTGCGATACTCAAAGCCCAAGTGCTCGTTGATGTGAGCCATCATGGCTTGCTGCATCTGCTGCGCCATCGGGTTCTGTTGCAAGAGTGCCTGAATCTTGGGGTCTTGCATCGCTGACATGTGCACAACAATGTGAGCCTGATGATCTTGCGACAGGAACGCTTTGACCGGCTTGCCTTTGAGCACGTTCTGGTTCTCTGACACTGGGTCAGTCGGCTTCTGGTCATCGTCCATCGGCACGAGCTTGTTACCATCTTTGATACCCAACACTTCTAACATCTGACGATGCAGGAGTGGCAAGTTGTAGAGTTGCGGTGCACCTTGAGCAAGCTGGAGAACAGCTTGATACTGCACAATCTTCTGCGCCATTGTTGACGCATTAGGATCACTGACTGGTATGACATCCACATCGTCGTAGTCAGACTTCTTGGCTTTGCGACTGCCTTCGCTTGGCTGGTAGTCGTAGTCGTCTGGTGTGTACTCAGCAATGATGTGCTTCAAGAGACCCAACTCTTGCTTCATCGAGTAGTGAACACGTGCCTGAATGGCAGACATGTTCTTCAACGTACGTTCAAGAATTGCAAGGGTAGTACCCACAGGCGCTTGCGCACTCATGTCACTCAGTGTCAAGTCCGCTGTGTTAGCAAAACGTCTGCCTTCTTCAACGATCTGACCAAGCAAGGCCATCAGTGTCTGGCTAGGCTCTTTGTACGGCAGGGGCAATAAGTTGTCTTTCAGTGTGCCGCTTGCCACATCCGCATCGCGCCATTCACCCGGAGCAATCGGTGTGTCGTCTCCCTTGACACGCATGCCGCGAGTCTTGAAGCCGCCGGGCAGGTTACTTAAAGTACCAGCATCGACAAGCTGACGAATAAGAGAAGTGCCTGACTTAGCAAAAGCCCCAATGAGGTGAATGAGGCCAAAGCAGTAAAAACCAAATCCCGGAACGTAACCATAATGGACAAAGTGTTGTCGTTTTGTGTAGGTCTCATCATCTGGCTCCCAGTTACGGCGAATGGCCAGCACGTTGCTGGTTCCCTTTTCAATAGTGACAACGTACGGCAGTGCGATGCCAGTCTTCTCACCCTTCTTGTCTTTGTGCTCATAGCCTTCTAAGTCAAGGTCTACGTTCATCTCCAAGAGTTTGAAGCGATCATCGGCAGTGGCTCTAAAGCCCATCTTCTCTGCGATCTTCTTCTCAACTTCGTCGAGCACGTTGTCAGGTGTGCCTAAGTCCACGTCCATGTAGAACCCTGCAACCTGCAACTTGCGCAACTCATTCTCGGTCTTACGCATCACATGAGTAATACGTGGAGAAGACTCTAAGTTAGACGCGCCGTAAGGCACAACGATGTCTTCCGCAGGAACAAAGAACGACACCTGACGATCAAGCGATGGGTCAAAGTACACCTTCTTGAACGCGTTACCAGACAGACCCAAGCCCCACAACATGCGCTCATGCTCTGGCCTGTATTCTTTCATCACATCAGTTAACTGATAGTTCATATCGTCTGCTACGCGCTGTGCAGACTCTTTCTTAGCAGGTGTTTCTTTGCCAATGATCTGGGTCTTGACTGGCCCAGCGGCAGGAAACGTTGCCATCATTGTCTCTGACTGAAACTTCACCAGAGCTTCAGATAACATGGGGTGGAACACACCACACGCACCTTCCCAAGGTTCTGTGCGTTCTTCAATCTTCATGCCCAACAACTCTAGGCCATCAACGTAAGTCTGCATCCAATCTTTGCGACTGGCCACGTCTTCGTCATAGTCACTGATCAATTCTTCAGCGAGACTTTGCAAAACATCTTCGCCAATGAACTCAGCCAAGTTGGCATTAAAGTCATGTTCTGAATCTTTGTCAGGCTCGATCTCAATCTCCATATCACCCATGCCAATGGTTACGGACTCAGGGTCTTCGATCTCAATCTCAATTTGAGGAGATGATTGATCCATCGCGGCCAGTTCTTCCAAGCCTTGTGGCGCTGCATATAGTGACTTCTCAATAGCCATGTTTCATCCTTAGTAGTACGGTTCTTTCCTGCGGAAAGACTTCGGTTCATCTTCCTCATCAGACGCCAATTGAATAAAGCCACCGCGCCTGTAACGCAGTAATGCCTGAGTCATTGAGTCCACCAAGTCATCATGTTCACCTGACGGGAACGATGCGACCTCTTCAACCAATTCTTCTGCCCAGTGCGTATTAGGCACCCAAACGTGGCCGGATGCAAACATATCAGCCACCGCATTTAGCCGCGCAATTTTATCGTTACCTTTGCTTGGTGTGAACTCCTGCACCGGGATTCCCATCGCCCGCAGTTCAAAAATCAGGGGAGATCCCGCCGCCTTGGCCTCAACAATCAGTGAGTCCACTTCCCATTCTTTGTATTCTTCAAACGCCCGCTGTTTGAGTTCTGGAAACTCCATGCGTTTCTTGAACGCATTGAGCAATATGATATTTGCCCGGTTTACACCCAGATCATCGTCTTGATAGAACACACCCCATGTCGTGCATGCTGAATAGTCAGCCCGTTCTGTCTTTAAGAACGCCGTATCCCACGACTGAATGATGAATTCACAGCTTGGGGGGCTGTCATGCTCCCAAATCTTCCACCATTCCCGCTTTACGATGGCAGACACGTCCGATGTGGGCGACTGCATGTACTGCGCTTGCCATTTGGCGTTGGGAAGTTCTTCTTTGAGGGCTGACAACTCCTTAAGTGACCAAAACTCAGGCCATAAGGGTTTACCCGAAGGCAAAATAGCCGGAAACTCAATCACTTCCCACTCTTCGCCCGACCTTTGGGCCGCAGCTTTGATCACTTGACCCGTTAAGTCTCGTTTAGACCACCTAGTCATCACCATCACGATAGAGCCACCCGGCTGGAGACGTTGACGAGGGCCAGATGTGTACCACTCATACGTCTTATCGTAGATTTCTGGGTTGGACTGGGCCATCGCGGCCTCTTGCTCCGAGTGCGGGTCGTCAATAATCAGAATATCCGCACCTTTACCGGTCACAGCACCGCCAATACCGATAGCAAAGTACTCTCCGCCAAAGTTTGTTGCCCATCGACCCGCCGCTTTAGAGTCAGACTGCAAGTCTAGGGCCGGAAATATCCGCTTATAGTTAGCAGAGTCCACCAAGTTACGGACTTTTCGGCCAAAACCCACCGCCAACTCGGCAGTGTGGCTGGTCTGGATGATCTTTTTACCCGGAAACTTGCCAAAAAACCACGCTGGTAGCAGGTAACTGGCAAATTCTGACTTGGTATGTCGTGGCGGCATGTTAATGATGAGTCTTTTGCACTCACCCCGAGCCACCCGCTCAAATGCTCGGGCCATTTTCTCGTGATGCCGACCGTGGATAAAGTTAGGCCACATCTCCCTGATGAACACCATGAAGTCATCAGACGCAAGGGTACGCAACTTGCGGGTATTTAGCTCATCCAGAATTTCTGCAATGGCTTCTTGCTCGTCTTTGGGGAATTTCTTGAGCAGCATCTGCTGCTGACCATACGGCAAGGTCTGGAGTTTCTCCAGCACCAATTCAAGTTTCGTCTTTTCGGCAACTTCAGTCATCGGTCTCGTCCAACTCTTTGCCGGTCATACCAAGTTCTTCATCCAGATCAATCACTTGCACCGCAGGTGCGCCGTTCAAGTACTTCTCTTCTGTTGGTTGTAGTTGCTTGGCTTCTACATCAATGATGCCGTCCATATAAGAAGACAGCTTGGTCGCCAGTTCAGCCTGTAACTCTTCAGTGGTGCGGTGCGTGACGTTGATCTCCATGCGTTCTACAAACGCACCTACATCACTCATCTTACCAAGAAGTTCTAACGCCTTTAACTGGGTGGACTCTTTGTCCGAACCTGTCAGCATGAGAAGCCGCATCTTCACGTAGTTTCTAACCTGCGCCGCATTACGCACGACCTCAACGTCGTACTCATTCAACATGGCCTTCAATAAAACAGCGGCTGCTGTAGTAAGTTCTTTGCCCGCAGTCGGAGACTCAAAGAATTGAGCGTGAGCTTCTTTCTTGTCTGCCGTTGTGATAGCGGGTACTTGCATTCCGTTAGCCGTCAGAAATTCGACGGTGTTGAATGCAGCTTGCGCTCGTGCATGCAAGTCTTTGGCCTCCTCGGTAGTTAGCGAGAAAGGCAGGGGGACATCTAGTTCTGGTGTAACAAGAATCATGGGTAGCGGTTTGTGGCTCCAATTTGTGCGGAGTGTACACGCTTTTAAAAAAATAATATAGGGGGGTGGGGTTTGTGATTAAAAAAGGTGACGGGGGGTGTTCCCCCAAAATGGGGGAAGTATGCAGAGTAAAAGTTGCGTAGGGGGTACCCTACAAGATGTTGTGGTGTTGTCATGACAAGCGTACGTTGGCCCGGGTTTGAAAACTATACCGGTAAATGCCGGACACTCTATAAGATGTTGTAGTGTTGTAACTGAAAATTTGGTGGCCACCGGATCGTTTCTTCGCACGGTTTAGATTGGCGGCTGTGATCTTTTGAGTAAAACACAGTGTATATACGCGCCACAGACAAGCCGCCCAATCTAGGGGGTGCCCCCTCCCAATTTCCCACAGTGGGAAAATCAATGCCCCGCCCTTGTAAATTTAGCCCTATCCCGTGCAAGCTATAACGTTTTATGGTGTAATACATTCATGGATCGAGAAGGTGCACTCGATACATACTCTTATTAACTTGCACTGATGAAAGTCTATATGACAAAACTCTCTTACGCGGCACAAGCCGCATCCGTTGCCACTGACTTAGTGGAAGCCAAAAAACACGATGATGCATCCGCATCATGCCGTGAAAGCGCAAATAAGCGCATTGCCGTCCTACACAAGGATAAGGTTGTTGTAGGACGCTACAGCAAAGACGGCACCGGATGCTCTACGGCAACGTCATTCGTTGATACGTTGACACAAGCCGGTTGGGCTAAAAAGACGGCTCAAAACTATTTGAGTCTTTTCAGGGAAGCCGTGAAAACCGGTAAGCCGGTGACTGACTGGGGCGGCACGAAAGCCGGAGGACGGCAAGCCGCCGCCGGTGCAAAGGGCGCGAAGGGCAAAAAAGAGTTTGCCGATAAGTTGGCAACATGTTTTCGTGATGCTGAATTCGAAGGGTTTTTAAATGACCTCGAAGCATCTTTTCAAGATGATGAAATTGAAACCCTGATGGATGGTGTTAAATCCTACCTCGAAGCATCCGGCGTCAAGATCGACTGATGCAACCCCAAAACCCCTGACCGAAAGGTTGGGGGTTTTTTTTTCGCCCAAAATTCCCCAATGAATACTTTTCCATTACCCTCATGCTTTTCCACGTGGAAAAGTTTTGATAACTGTTCCCTCGATGCGGGCCGTAAGACGCGCAATCTAATCATCCTACAAACAAGTTGCCACGTGTTTTATTTTTCAATCACACTACAAGATGTTGGCTGTGTGTTTTCTATCCTATTTCCCACAGTGGGAAATAGTAACAACTTATACCGATAACTGTTCCCTCGATGCGGGCCGCATTGACGCATACTGCGTTATGCCTCTTCCCACTGGTTGGAACGTTTTCCCACTGTGGGAAAAGTAAAGATGGTACAACGCAGTACTGCATAGCGTTTTATTCAATTATGCAAGAAAGTTCTGTGGCAACAGAATAATATAAACCTCAATCAAATCAAGCACTTGCAGTGGGTTTTCCCCCTATTATTCTATTATTCTCTAAAAATATATATATGAAGAGACAATTTCAAAAACTACCAACTCTCCCCCATTTTTCTTTCTCTCACGTGATCTCTCACGCTCTTTCTCTTGTTTCTCTCTTATCTCGCAAATCAACAGAATATTAGAACATTACCCCAAAACTCCCCCGCAACCCGCATCAGTACTGGCTTTGCTTTATTCCACGCTCACAGAACTTTGTTGCTTAATTGAATAAAACGCCATACAGCAAGCACATATAACACACAGTAACAGCTTGACAACGGAGACTCTTTGTGTTAAAGTAGAGGCTCAACACGTGAAAACATGTTGTAACGAAGTAGGGCAATTTCCCACGGTGGGAAAACCCAATTAACCAAAGGAATCATCATGACGAAAGCAAGAGTAAGTAACCGTGAAACACGTGACTACATCAAGAACCTGAAAGAGTTCAAGGCCAACAACATTTGGTCTGAGTGGTTGCGTGACGAGAACACCGACACCAACGATGCCCGTTACGTGGTCTATTCATACGACCGCCACTGGCCACTGTTTATCTACGAGGTCAAGACCGACATGTGGTTTGAGAACGCCAGTAAGTACAGCGTCACCACATCCAAGCACAAGACGCAAAGTCACCCACATACTGCCACGACCATGCTACACGTAGACGACATGATCAAAGTCAAGAACAATGGCGTAGTTGGCATGATCACACCCTTAACTTGGAGAGAGGTAACAGTATGAAATACCGAGGAACATTAGTTGTGTCTTACACCCAACAAATAGAAGTTGATGCCGAGACGCAAGCCGAAGCTGAAGACTTGATGCGAGAAGCATTTGACCCAACACGTTGCTACAACACCGCCGAGTGCCAAGCATACGATGTAGAAGAAATTAAAGGGGAAGCAAAATGACACGTGGAGAAAAGTTTGAGCGGGTAGTGTTCTTACTCTGCGTCATCGTACTGCTACTTGATCTCTTGTACTGGAGACCGGATTGATCGGCCACTATTTGACACTCACCTGTCAACCTGTTATAGTTAAGTCTGTGTTAGTTAAATGTGTAAGCAGATGTAACTTCCCACTGTGGGAAAACATCAACAACTGAAAGGTAATCATCATGAGTAATTTTGCAATCGACTTGGGCAACTTCAGTGTGTCCAAACTTTCAAGCTCTGCGCTTATCGTCAACCTGTCCTTGTCTGTATGGACTGGCCGCAAACTGGACAAGCGTGTGTCCGAAGAGGTGGATCAACAGAACAGCACGAAGACCCGTGCCGGTAACTACCACAAGAATCTTTTGGCAGGGTCAAGCAAGCTGACCGAGATCACCAAGATCGCCAATGCCATACGTGGTTGGATGTATGGTGTGACGCAACCATGGGGTGACAACGGTGACCGCATCTTGAACATGGCCTACTTCATGGAGTTCAAGGATCGACTGACTGACTACGAGTCTCAGTTCTCAACTGCTGTCAACAACTTTCTCAGTGACTACGACACACTGGTTGCGGCGGCGGCTTTCCAACTCGGTGACCTGTTCAACCGTGAGGACTACCCCACACGTGAGACCATCGAGGCCAAGTTCGGGTTCCGGTACAGCATGATCCCACTGCCACAAGCGGGTGACTTTCGTGTAGACATCGGTGAGGATGGACTCAAGCAACTGCAATCACAGTACGAGGCTGTCTTACAGCAACGTGTTACTGGTGCTATGACCGAGGCATGGGAGCGTCTGCATGACTGCCTGTCACGTATGTCAGAACGTCTTGAGGATAGCGATGATGGCAAGCGTAAGATTTTCCGTGACTCTCTTGTCGAGAACGCCATCGAGATTTGTGGCCTGTTGAAATCATTCAACATCACCAACGACACACGTATGGATGAGATGCGTAAGCAACTCGAAGATGCTATGCGTGGCGTAGATGCCGAGGCACTGCGTGACAGCGACTCACTGCGTGAGCAGACCAAGCGCAAGGTCGATTCAATCTTGTCGAAGTTCGACATCTAATTCCCACAGTGGGAAAATACAACCAACCCTTAACCAACCGAAAGTAAACCATGTACAACTCAATCACTCTCAAACAATGTGCTGACCTTATCGCCGCCGTGGGCGACAAACAAACTGTCCTAGTGCAGGGCGAGATGGGCATCGGCAAGTCTGCCATCCTCAAGATGCTCAAGTCATATCCTCAATTCAAGGACGCGTTCTTTTGCTACGTGGACATCACTACCAAAGATGTTGGTGACTTCCTTATTCCCAAGATACGTGACATTGACGGTGTAGAAGTATGTTCATTCATACCCAACGAAGAGTTCGGGTTCCACTTCAAAGGCCGCAAGGTTGTGATGATGCTTGACGAGATCGGCAAGGCACGTGGTGGTGTGATGAACGCATGCTTGCGTCTGATGAACGAGCGGTCACTGGGTGTGAATGTGCTAGACGGTGTTGTGTTTGGTACAACTAACTTGTCTGTCGAGGGACTAGGTGACAACGTGCCGCCACATGCTCTCAATAGGGTGACTCGTGTACGTGTCAAGAAGTCTGACGCACCGACATGGATCGAGGACTATGCGATTCCCATGGGTATCAACCCTGTCATCATCGGCACTGTTGCTGAGTACCCCGAGATGTTTGCTACGTTCGAGGACTACGAGAAGCCCGAGCAGAATGTTTACATCAGTGATCCCCGTACTGTGCGTGGTGCTGTTGTGACACACCGTTCTATGGAGCGTGCCGCCTATGTGTATGAGCACACTCGTATCTTGGGTGATGCTGTGATGTGTCACGCACTGGCTGGTACCGTGGGTGAAGCGGCTATGCACAACATCTTGACGATGGACAAGATGGACTCACAACTTACACCGTGGGATGAGTTGATCAAGTCACCCGAGACTGCGACTGTGCCTACGTCTGCCGCCGCTACATGTATGTTGGTAGCCAAGGCTGTGCATCGTATTGAGAACAGCAACATCGTTGCATGGATGAAGTTCTTGAACCGCATCCCCAAAGAAGCGCAAGGTTTGTTTGCACGTAGTGTCATGTCAGACAAGTGCCCCAAGCGTGACGTTGCCGCACGTAACACCGAGTTTGCTTTATGGGCGGCGGCTAACAACTTCATGTTCGCCAAGAAGTAATCAGCTTCATATCATATTAAGGAGAGAGCTATGTCATTCCTCACACAACTCAACACGTTGACACCAACGCAACGTATCCAACGAGCACACGTAGAGCTTATGGGTCATCCTGACACGATGGAGTATGCGTCTGTCATCATGGTCGGTAAGTACGAAGTGCGTGACGATGTGCCCACTGCATGCACCAACGGCATCGACTGTAAGTACGGTAGCAAGTTCATCAAGGACATGCCTGACTCTGACTTACGTGGCTTGATCATGCACGAGAACCTACACAAGGTATTCCAACACATGTTCTTGTGGCAACATCTCTACAAGGAAGATGGACGCACGGCTAACATGGCATGCGACTACGTGATCAACATCATCATTGACGATATCCGTGTACGTACTGGTGGGTTTGTCACACTGCCCAAGGGTGGGTTGCTTGACCGCAAGTACGAGGGTATGGATTCGCAGACTGTGTACAACATGTTGCGGGAAGAGGGTGACGGTGGTGGATCTGGTGGTGGTGAAGGTGACGGCTTTGACGATCACGATTGGGAATCGGGTGAGGCCATGTCACAAGAAGATATCGAGCAGATCGGCAAGGACATCAACCAAGCTATTCGTCAGGGTCAACTGATGGCGGGTAAGTTGGGTGGCAATCAGTCACGTGCATTGGGTTCGCTCATCGAGCCAAAGGTTGACTGGCGTGAACAGTTACGTGAGTTCGTTTCATCTACTGCTGTAGGCAAGGACATCTCTACGTGGCAACGTGTTAACCGTAGGTGGTTGCAACATGATACGTACATGCCCTCTACTATCACTGAGAATGTTGGTCGCATCGTGGTTGCCATTGATACATCCGGTTCTATTGGTACTGCTGAGTTGTCCAAGTTCTTGTCTGAGGTGCAAGGTATCTGCGTCAACACCAAGCCTGAGAAGGTTGATCTGTTGTATTGGGACACCGACGTCGCAGCTCATGAAGTGTACACACAGGAACAACTTGATAAGCTCACATCATCTACTAAGCCCGCCGGTGGTGGTGGCACTGACGTGGCATGTGTGTCCAAGTATCTCAAGGACAATCAGATTCGTCCTGAGTGTGTAATTGTCTTGACTGACGGTTACATCTACGGTGATTGGGGTACATGGAATGCCCCCGTGCTGTGGACTATCGTAGGTGGTAACAAAGTTGTACCCCCCATGGGCACGACCATCCATCTCGACTGACGTATGGGTCTCTCTATAGAGACCTGTTCCCTCCCCCTCCTAACCTAACTGAAAGTAAATCATGAAAACTACACGCGAAAACTTTGTTGGTAACATTGACTTTGATCGTTTCCAACGTAACGCAGAGAAGGCACGTGAGCTTGGCCACGAGCACTGGATCGGTGACATACCAGTGCGCAAAGAAATGGTGGCGTTCTTCAAAGCATTCAAAGACAAACGCTACAACATCGTGCCGTGCATTGACGATAACACCAAAACCATTTGGAAGCGTAGCGATGACGGTGAGTCTATTGCCGTACCCGTATACAACACATTGGGTATCACGTTCCCTGATGCGACTGACTTCAGGTCAGGCAAGCTACACATCATGGGTGATGCCGAGGTGCAGTACTGTGTAGAGTCAAAGAAGATTGAGAATGAGAAGTATGCTTGCCACAGTGATGGCTACAACATTCGTCAGTCCAAAGATGTTAAAAAGGCACTGAAGGTTGCGATGACTTATCTCAAGCCGCTTACATACGATGACATCTTGGACAGATGCCGTGACCCACTGCACCGAGGTATCGAGCACTTGCGTTCACCCGCCCGTGAGAAGTTACACGACAACCTGAGCATTCAACGTGGTGACGTAGCACAAGAAGTTGCTCACATGATTGCATCGGGGTATGTACCAAGTACAAAAGCATTTAAAGATGCGTTAGACTTGCTAGTCAAAGACGGTGCAGAGCTTAAACGTATGCAGGACTACAAACCCCGTGCATGCTTTGTGTGGGTCAAGCCTAACAGTTTGTCCTACAAGTTCACCGATGAAATGCAAGTGACAGAGTGCACTAGCATGGATGATGTGCCTGAGTTCGTTCGTAATAAGTTAGCCGTGTTGCAGATCGCAAAGAACGGGGACGCTATTGCGGATGTTGGCGTCCGTGTGTCAGACATTACTTATTGGGTATTCGCATGAGTCAAGATGACCTAATGAAACTACGTGTACAGGCGGCACTTGATGAGGTGCAAGTTAAGTTTGAGGCACAGAAAAATTTACGTGAATGGACATGGATGATGCAAAAGGGAGAGCTAAGTACAAACGATGTTATCCGTGTGGAAGTGAATGATAATGGGACAGTTAACTTGTATGACTTCACGTTACCGAGCAAAGGAGGAATGAAACGTTTAGACATGCCACAAGAAGATGTAGAGCCGTGGATCATGGAGACAATATCCATGCTCCGTATTGCAGAAACAAACGATCTGATACCTGAGTTGGGTTTCAAAGTATCGGACACGTTGTATTACATATTAAACAGAGAAGGAGAGATGAGATGACACCCGAAGAAATTGAAGCACGATATGGTAAAGACTCATTAGATATGATCTATGACGTACTGTTACAAAACCCAGTACATGAGTTAGCCGATTGGATTCTGACTTTTTATTCAGATGAAGAAATTGGTAAGTGGATTAACGAATTAAAAGCAGATCAAGAGGAGACAGAATGAAAGACGTATACAGAACAAGTACAGGGATTGAGATTGGTTGCATGTACAAAAAACCTATGCACCAACTTAACCATGACGAGGAAGAAATTCAACGGGCATTGCTAGGGATACGAGGCCCAGATCACATGTCAATGACACTGTACATAATCTTTTTAGTTGCGCTGTTCACAACGCTGGTACTAACCGTTGGGAGTGGACGATGAATGATCATGAGAGCAACTTATACGATTTGTATGCGGGGTTCGCCATGATGGCGATGCTGAATAAAGCACCCAAGTCAACCAAGCCCGAAGAGATTGCAAGCGTTGCACATGAGCAAGCCAGTGCCATGCTCAAAGAGCGTAGCAACTTACGCAAAGTACAAGAGGGCGGTATTGCTGACATCATTAACAAGTGGGAGGGTTGAAGTATGCCAAGACCTAAACCGCCAATGCCACTGATAGGACGCCAAGTGCGTATGTCAGATTTAGATTGGTTGATATTTCAAGACATGGGAGGTGCTGATTGGTTACGCAAATACTTAAAGGCCAAGGCAAGACTGCCCATGAAACATTACGAAGCACAACTGAAAGGAGAGAAGAATGACACCGGAAAAGAAAGTCAAAACTAAAGTGGTTGCCATACTCAAAGAGTTTGGGGCGTACTACTTCTACCCCGTCACCGGAGGTTACGGTGCATCGGGCGTACCCGACATAGTTGGGTGCTACAAGGGTAAGTTCTTTGCGATTGAATGCAAAGCAGGGAAGGGTAAGACAACTGCGCTTCAAGAGAAGAACATTGCTCAGATCATTGCACAGGGTGGCGCGGCTATCGTGGTCAATGAGGACAACATTGATGACGTGCGCAACTTACTGGTGTGTATGAATAGCGTTGAGTTTGAAAGGGCGTGGCTTGAAACCACAGTGCAAGACACCACAAAAGAACTTATAGAAGCACGTAGATTAACAAACGAAGTAATAGCAAGGAGTAGCAAATGAACATAGATGAGAACAGCATAGATGAGAACAGATTATTGATTGCATTGAAACGTCTCGCTGAGTCTGCGGATGGGTACATAGACGATGGCTCTTGGTGTGATGCGTTAACACAAGACATTGCAGATGCACATAAATTGATAGACCAAATGCTCGAAGCGAGGAACTTTAAAAAATCAAAAGGAGTAACCAAATGAACACCGTGATGGAAGAGAAGATCAAGCAAGCATTTCAAGAGTGGAAACAAACCGAAGTAAAGGAACAGATCGTGGAAACAAATAGCAGAAACAAACAACTGTCCAACACGTTGTTGGATATGATTTCAAAGAACCCCGGGATAACTGGTAAAGAGTTACGTGCATACATTGCACAGGCAATGCCAACCGTACCCGTAACGTATGTGCCTGCAATCCTCAAAGGTTTTTATGACAAGAACTTTGTGAATCGCATCGAGGTAGCCCCTGATGGTAACAAGGGCAGGACAACATTTTCCTACACAGCAGTGCCAGTAGCAGTACGTGCGAACATGCCCAAGCGTGAGAAGGTCAAGGCATATACAAAGAAGAAGGTTAAGGTAGCCAAGGTTAAAGAAGACAAAGGCATCACAGGTTTGGTACCCGCAGAACGTACAGAGCGCGTGGTGACCCGCCCACTGGCTGTTGGTGCAACAACTTTGCACATCACTATCTCTACATCACTCGGCGCTTACTCTATGCAGTTAGACGAGGCCAAGTTTATCTACACACAACTCAATCAAATCTTTGGGGGTGTGCGATGAGCAAGGTTAAAGGTTTATCGGAGCAATTAAGAGAACGTATGGACGAGCAACTAACTGATCACACACCCCGTATGTTTGGAGAAGTGTTTGCGGATGGACAATTCCGTGGGCACTACAAGGTAGATGACGTGCCAAGACATGCCATGGTGATAGGTGACTATCTAATATGGGTGTTGGATGACCCTGAAGAGATTGGCATGGGGTTCCGTCCCACAGGCGAGATGGGTATCTTTAAGACGGCTGACTTTGAGCCGTACTTGAAGGCATTTTTTGGTTTGAACTTTTAAGGAGAGAGATGATGAACAACAGTATTAAAGACCAAGCGTTTCCCGATGAAAATAACTACGGCGTTAGCATACGCGATTACTTTGCGGCCAAGGCTATGCAGTCTTACATAAGTGACAAAGAGTTTGTGGATGCTTGCGTATTTATGGAAAAAGATGTCAAGGAAGAGATAGCCCGAGTTGCTTATGCACAAGCGGATGCAATGCTCATATACCGAGAAGAACCATGAAGCTCATAACACTGGACTTTGAGACGTACTACACCACTAAGGACTTGGGATTCAAAACCCAAACGACTGAAGAATATGTACGTGACCCACGGTTTGAGGTGATCGGGGTGGCGGTCAAGGTTAACGATGAGCCTACACAATGGTGTAGTGATTCGTTGGATGAGATCGACCTTTGGTTACATCAATTCGATTGGGACAACAGCATGGTGGTTGCACACAATGCAATGTTCGACATGGCGATATTGAACTGGCACTTTGATATCAGACCAAAAGCTATTGCAGATACCTTGAGCATGGCACGTGCTATCAACGGCATCGAGGTGGGCAACAGTCTCAAGAAGTTGGCACTGCATTATCAACTAGGCGTGAAGGGTGAGGAAGTGTTACAGGCCGTTAACCTGCGGCGGCGTGACTTCTTAGAGCAACAGCTTGCAGAGTATGGGGCGTACTGTAGAAATGACGTCGACCTGACCTACGATTTGTTCCTGACCCTGCTACCTATGTTTCAGAAGGTTGAGTTGAAGCTGATCGACCTGACGATCCGTATGTTCACAGAGCCACAGCTCCGCCTAGATGAGTCTCTCTTACAACAACATCTTATAGATGTGAAGTTACGCAAGCAGCTCCTGCTCGATGAATGTGGTGCCAACATCGAAGACCTGATGTCCAACCAAAAGTTTGCCGAAGTCTTGCGTGGGTTAGGCGTTGAGCCGCCCATGAAGATCAGTCTGACTACGGGTAAGGAAGCGTTGGCCTTGGCTAAGTCTGACGAGGGGTTCAAGGCGTTGGCCGAGCACCCTGATGAGCGCGTACAGACACTTGTTGCGGCACGATTGGGTAACAAGACTACGTTGGAAGAGACACGTACCGAGCGTCTCATCGGGATTGCGGGAAGGGGAAAGATACCTGTTCCCCTCTCTTACTACGCCGCACACACCGGACGGTGGGGTGGTTCAGATAAGATCAATTTCCAAAACTTTCCCTCACGTGGTGATAACGCAGGAAAGCTCAAGAAGGCCATCCTTGCACCCGAGGGTCACGTGATCATTGACTGCGATTCTGCGCAGATCGAGGCGCGGGTACTTGCATGGTTCGCACAGCAAGATGATTTAGTGGAGGCATTTAAAAATGGCGAGGACGTATACAAGATCATGGCATCGGCTATCTACCGCAAGGAAAGAGAAGAGGTCACCCCGTCTGAAAGATTTGTTGGCAAAACCACCATTCTTGGAGCGGGTTATGGCATGGGCAGTGCGAAGTTCCAAACGCAACTCAAGACTTTCGGCGTGTCGGTCAGTGCAGAGGAGTCTGCAAGGATTATCTCTACCTACCGTGGTACCTATCCTAGTATCCCCACCCTATGGAAGTCCGGTTCCACGGCGATTGATGCTATGAGTAAGAAGCGTACCGCTACGTGGGGTAATGGGTGTATCAGCATAAGTGCAGAGGGAATCCTCATGCCCAACGGGTTGTATCAAAGATACCCAAATTTACGAAAAGTACGAGACAAAGACGGAAAAGACCAGTATATTTATGATTCACGCAAAGGCGCGGTGAAGCTGTACGGCGGCAAGTTAACAGAGAACATTTGTCAGGGCTTGGCACGTTGCATCATTGGCGAACAGCTAATCAAGATCAGCAGGAAGTATCGTGTGGTACTCACTGTTCATGATGCCGTAGCGTGTGTGGCACCAAAAGAAGAAGCACAGGAAGCTATGGCGTATGTGATGGAGTGCATGCGATTTGTACCATCATGGGCACAGGGCATTCCATTGAACTGCGAGGCAGGGATTGGAGAGAGTTATGGAGACTGCTAGAAGACAACACGGTAGCACGTACAAAGGGCACACCGTACCCTACGGTACTTTTGTGGGTGCAAGTGATGAATTAAAAAAAGTGTATTACACGCATGGTTATCTGCGCGATGAAGATTTACCTGAGTTGCCATGCCTACCCACTGATGACAGAGAGTATGTTGACCCCGTAGAAGAGTTGCACAAGAAAGAGATGATTAGAGTTGTTGAGGAGGTGTTGGACACACTAACCCCAAGATCAAAGAAGGTGCTGTGTTTACGGTATGGGATTGGTTTGACACACGACTACACACTAGAAGAAGTTGGCACTAGGTTTGATGTAACACGTGAGCGCATTCGGCAGATCGAAGCCAAGGCACTACGTCACATGAAGCACCCACAACGTTCGGATGTACTTAGGCAGTTGATCGGGTACTACGTATCGACAGCAGAGAAGAAAGCGGAAGAAGAATCTGCTAGAACAAGATGGCAAAAGGAACGAGCAGAAGCCGAGGAGCAGAGAAAAGCACGAGCACAAGCAAAGATAGACCGTGACCATGCCATATTTAAGCAAAGGCGAGAAGTAGAAGAGAGAATGTACAAGGCTGATCGTGAGCTACGTAAGAAGTGGGATGAGCTAAAACCAATGGTCTCTGATGTTGAATGGGTAGAACATTTGAAGACAGCAAACCCTGATATGTATCAAGAGTTAAAGTATTTGGTTGGAGATATTTGGGGTACTAACGCAAAAATTGTTTGGGAAATGTACGCAGAAAAGGAGAAAAGATATGAACGAAGAAGACTATCAAGCGGTACGTAAAGTGTTGCTTGACACACTGGAACAAATGAACAACACACGCAACGACGCTATAGAAGAAGTTGCCAAAGAGATTGAGAAGATGACTGTGTTTGGTAAAGACACGATTGACAGTTTTACTGTAGTTATTAGGGGGATGAAGCGATGATCAAATACGACCACTACGATGATGCAATCATTGGCCCTGCGCTTATATGGCGCGACCAACAACGTGTTGGTGTGTTGGTATATGACGCTGAAAAGATCAGGGAGATTCTGATGCGCGATGGTATGGATGCCGAGGAAGCCCGTGAGTTTATTGAGTTTAATATCGAAGGCGGTTACTTAGGTATTGATACCCCTGTACTGGTGTGGCCTCAAGATGAATGGGATGGTGAGTATGACTAAAGATGAAGTAATAGCCCTTGCCGAGAAGTGCAAGCTGGCTGTGCTTATACACAGTCAATGGACGGCAGAGATTAAAGAGTTCACTGTTGTGGACTATGTTGTTGAGGGTGATCTTGGAAACCTGATGCAGTTTGCCGACCTAGTAGCCAATGCCGAGCGTGAGGCGATTCTTGCGGTCATTGGGGATAACCAATGCGAGTGCAGATGCTCAGAGGTTGTTAGAGATAGAGGTAAAGTATGAAAAAAGCACCCGCATGGAGTTACTCAAGCATCACGTTGTTTGATCAGTGCCCAAAGAAGTATTACCACATGCGTGTGGTGAAAGATATCAAAGAGCCTGAGAGTGAAGCGATGCTGTATGGCACTGCGGTACACACCGCCGCCGAAGAGTACGTGCGGGATGGCAAACCGATCCCCGAGCAATACAAGTACATGGAACCCATGCTTGAGAAGCTGATGAAGATTGACGGTGAAAAGATTTGTGAGTTGAAGATGGGCATCAAGAAGGTGGACGGTAAGTTCGCACCTTGTGGCTTCTTTGACAAAGATGTTTGGTATAGAGGCATAGCCGATCTGCTGATCATCGACAGTAAAAAGAAAGAAGCCCGAGTCATTGACTACAAGACGGGCAAGAGCAGTCGCTACGCAGACCCAAAACAACTGGCACTGATGGCGGCATGTGTGTTTGTGCATTACCCTGAGATTGAGTTCGTTCGGGCAGGGTTATTGTTTGTAGTCTGCAAGGACTTTATACCCGTGGATTTTCCCATCCACAACAAGTTTGATATCTTTGCCAAGCTAGATGATGTACTTGTTTCACGTGAAACAGCGTATGAAACTGGGGTGTTCAACCCGAAGAAAAACTTCACTTGCAAAGCATGGTGTCCTGTATCAGAATGTAGCCATAACGGAAGGAATTGACATGCCCTATAAGAACCCCGCTGACCGTAACGTCAAGCGCGAATACGAATTAGAGAAGCAACGAGCCGGTGCACACGAAGCGCGAATGGAGCGACAACGTGCACGGCGTAAGCTAGACAAAGAAGGTAAAGATGCCAACGGTAACGGCAAGGCTGACATGCGTGAAGGCAAAGATGTTGCCCACACAAAAGCCCTGTCCAAGGGTGGCAGTAACAAGAACGGTGTGCGTATTGAGAGCGCATCGGCCAACAGATCATTCAAGCGCGGGTCGAACCACAAGGTGGTGTCCGAGACAAGTGCAAGAGAGCGCAAGAAGAAATAGTTTCGGAAGTAGTCTGCGAGGTAAGGTACGAGTGGTAGCAGACGGGGGTGGGTTTGAGATTGACCCTAGATAACCGTATCAGTCAACGATGTTTTAAACTTTCGACAGTGAGTTGACCGTCTTGGACACGCAGACGTAAAAGCGAAGTGGGATCGGGTGGAAGCCCCGAACTTATAAAAAGAACCTGACGCACACCGTGTTCAGGACGTTAGTCATTGGAGATCAGATGAGAAAAATTTCAGAGCGAGAGATGAGAGTGACGATTGGCATTATGCGTTCGATGGCAAATTGCAAGCCCATAAGCCCGTTTCACTTGCAAGCGTCAAAAGATATGGAGCGCATGCTAGAAGAATTATTAGAGTTGCGTAAGCAAACAAAGGAGAAGAAGAGTGCAGATCATAGATAACCGTGCGTTACTGCTGAAGGTACGCAATCCCGACAGAATCACTACGGTGATTCCAAAGAGCAAAGTTGTGTCAGATGATGGGGAGATAGCAGAAGTCTTGGTGAATTGGGATTTGGAGGAGTCGATTGTCTTGAAGAACCTCAAGATCAAAGATGTACCCTCGCCCATCAATGCTTCATACAACTGGCCCGGGCTGTATAAACCTTTCGCACACCAAAAAGTTACAGCGTCTTTCTTGACGATGCACCGGCGCTCGTTCTGTTTTAACGAACAGGGTACAGGCAAGACTGGCTCAGTGATTTGGGCATCGGACTACCTACTATCAAAACGCATCATCAAGCGGGTACTGGTGATCTGCCCACTGTCTATCATGGAGTCGGCATGGCGTAATGACTTGTTTAAGTTCGCTATGCACCGCAAGGTGGACACTGCCTACGGCAAGCCCGAGAAGCGCAAAGAGATCATCGCAGGGGATGCTGAGTACGTCATCATCAACTATGACGGGGTGGAGATTGTTGCCACTGACATCATCAAGGGCGGCTTTGACCTCATCGTGATTGACGAGGCTAACGCCTATAAAAATCCCTCTACAAAACGTTGGAAGGTGTTAAACAATCTGCTGAAGCCACACACATGGCTGTGGATGCTGACGGGTACACCCGCCTCACAGTCGCCACTGGATGCCTACGGGATTGCCAAGCTAGTAAACCCCGAGGGTATCCCACGCTTCTATGGTGGGTTCCGCGATCAGGTCATGCACAAGATCACGCAGTTCAAGTGGGTTCCCAAGTTAGAGTCAGAGCAAGTTGTTCATAAGGCACTACAACCCGCCATACGTTTTACCAAAGAGCAGTGCTTGGACTTACCTGAGATGACTTACGTAACGCGAGACGTACCTCTTACTGCCCAACAAGAGAAGTACTACGAGCTACTACGCAAGCGTCTTATCGTACAAGCGGCTGGTGAGGAGATCACTACAGTCAACGCCGCTGCGAATTTAAACAAACTCCTACAATTATCTGGTGGTGCGGTGTACTCAGATACAGGAGAAGTTATCCATTTCGATGCAAGCAACAGACTTGCAGTTTTACGTGAGGTGATCGAAGAGTCTAGCCATAAGGTGTTAGTGTTTGTGCCATACAGACACGCCATCGAGGTGGTTGCAGATGACCTACGTAAGCACGGGTACCCGACAGCCGTCATTCATGGCGGTGTGTCGGTGGGGAAACGATCAGAAATCTTTGAGCGTTTCCAAACAAAGGATGACCTACAAGTACTGGTCATCCAACCACAAGCGGCCTCGCACGGGGTAACTCTGCATGCCGCCAACACCATCGTCTACTGGAGTCCAGTAATGTCGGTCGAGACCTATCTCCAAGCCAATGCGCGTGTTCACCGAGCGGGGCAAAAGAATCCCTCAGTGGTGGTGCACTTGCAAGGCAGTGGGGTAGAACGCCGGATGTACAAGATGCTAGAGAACAAGGTAGACATTCACAATCGCATGATCGACTTATACGGGGAAATACTTAGATGAAATATTCTTGACATTGTAAAGTTTATGTTATTATCCATACACAAAACAAAAAGGAGAGAGCTATGACCGAGACAATATCGGTTGATAAACTCGTCGCCGTCTACATCAAGATGCGCGACAAACGTGCCGAACTTTTACGTTCATACGAAGAAGCTGACAGCACGGTAAAGACACAGATGGAAGTTGTGGAGACCAAGCTATTGGACATCTGCAAGGAGATCGGTGTTGATCGTCTTGGTAGCACTCACGGTACGGTAATGCGTACGGTGAAGACCCGCTATTGGACAAGTGACTGGGAATCAATGCACAAGTTCATCTTGGAAAAGAAGATGCCCGAACTGCTTGAACGCCGTATCAGTCAGACAACCATGAAACAACTGTTGGAAGAGAACCCCGAGCTTATGCCTATGGGTTTGAACACTGACAGCAAGTACAGCGTAACTATAAGGAGAACCACAAGTGGAACTTGAACAATCATTGACCGTGCCCGAAGTGGCAAAGATGTTGCGGATGTCACGTCAGACAATCTACAACATGGTCAAGGCGGGGGACATCCCCCATTTTAGAGTAGGCAACAAAGTGCGTTTCAATCGCGCAGACCTTGATGCCTTAATGCAAACCAAACCTGTAACAACTGGAGAAACCAAATGAGCGAAATGACACTATTTTCTAAGGGCGGCAACACACTACCCGCCCACCTGAAGAACCTACAATTAGACGCAACCACAAAAGCCTTGATGGGTGGCAGTGGTAACGGCGGCGGTAAGCGTATCTCCATTCGCGGCAACGTGTTCCGCATGATGGTTGATGGCAAAGAAATTGCACAGAACGAAGACCGTGCAATGAACATTATTATTGCGGCGGCTAACGCCAACGTATCGAGAACATTTTATGCAGGAACTTATCAAGAAGGCCAAGCCATGGCACCCACATGTTGGTCAAACGATGGTGTCACACCCGACATCAAGTCTGAGCAACCACAAGCAAGCAAGTGTGCTTCATGCCAACAAAACATCAAAGGCTCCGGCCAAGGTGATTCCCGCGCATGCCGATTTAGTCAACGCCTTGCCGTCCTCTTGGAGAACGATATTCGTGGAGACATTTATCAACTGACTCTCCCCGCGCAATCAATCTTTGGTGCGGCTGAGAATGGCAAGATGCCTTTGCAGTCATACGCAAAGTTTTTGGGCAGTCATGGTTTGCCAGTAACCGCAGTCGTTACCGAGATGCGTTTTGATACTGCAAGCGCAACACCACGCCTGACGTTCAAGGCAGTGCGTCCTTTGAACGAAGAAGAATTGGCAATGACCCAAGACAAGGGTCAGTCTACCGAAGCCAAACTTGCTATCGCCGCAACTGCCGCGCAGATGGATGGTGCTACTAAAGCGGAATTCATACGTCCCGCCGCAGTCGAAGCTCCCAAAGCGGAACCCAAGGTAGAGGCTGAAGCTGTTGAAACAGCAGAGCCAACTAAACGCGCTAAGAAAGCCGCACCAAAAGATGTGGCTGACATCTTGGACGATTGGGCTGAAGAGTAATTGGTTTCGGGGGGAACGCTGTGCAAAGGCTTTTTGAGCTTGCAGACGAGCAGTTAGTACCCCCACCTCAAAGGAGAGCATCATGGACATACTAGAACTTGCGGCAGAACACGAAGAGTTGTTTAGCAAAGAGTTTATGAAGTGGTTACCTGACAACTTGCATGTATGGGAAGCGTTTTGTGACCAAACATTTAAGATCAGAAAAACTGGTTTTAAACATTACTCTGCACGTACCATCGTGCACTACTTGCGACATCACTCTGCAATCACTGAAGCTAGTGGACAGTGGAAGATTAACAATAACTACAGTCCGTACCTTGCACGATTATTTGATAAGAGATTTCCAAACCTTGCGGGGCTTTGGGAATACCGAGAAACAAAACGTGCCAAGTTAGACCACACACCACTATTTAACAACTATGAACAACAGAGGCTATTCCCGTAAATTTGTTGATGCGAACAATAAGGCAGACCCATTTCATGTGGGTGTGCAACTTGGACGTATTTGCATACAACGTGACATTCCAGTACAGGATGTAGCCGAACACTTAGACGTATCACGTCAGGCCATTTACATGTGGTTCTTGGGGAAAGCACTGCCACACCCGAGCAAACGCAAAGTATTATGGGAACTGCTTGACCGCCTAACGGCCAACGCCGTAACTTGATCCCGCGCCCATGGTCTATCGCCAGTAGACCGGAAGGCTTATCTGTCTGTAAAAGAGAAAACAATGACAACACGGAACCCCTTTCTCACATCTGTACTTGCCTCTGAAGGTTTGTACTGTGTGGTTGGATTGAAGAAGGGTGCGCCGAGGCAGACTTTTGTAGAAACGATTGATGAGATTGATGGAGTCGTAGATGGACTTATCTCGCAGGGTTTTGACGCATACTTTGGATGCGCTAAATATCTTTTGGAAGATGAAGGTCGCACAGCAAAGAACGCAAAATGGTTTAAGGCTTTTTGGCTTGACCTAGATTGCGGTGAAAACAAACCATACGACACGCAAGCATCCGCATTGGATGCACTCAGAATATTTGTTAAAGCAACAGGGTTACCTCGACCCACTATCATTAACTCAGGACGTGGCATACACGTTTACTGGACGCTGAAGGAGACCATCGGTTACAACGATTGGAAACCAACAGCCGAAGCACTGAAGAAATTCTGTGCCTCATACAATCTGCTTGCTGACCCTGCGGTCACGGCAGATGCCGCACGAATACTGCGTATACCCGAGACGTTGAACTTCAAGGACAACCCGCCAAAGCCTGTATCTGTAATGGTCGAGTCGCAGCCGGTAGAGTTCACACGGTTCAAGACGTTGATAGGTGTAGAAGAGGAAGACGATGAACCGAAAGGTTTGTTTGGTTCTGACGCACCACCACGCCGCCCAATAGATGCAACGACCCGCGCATTGATGGGTAACAGTGTGTCCCGTTTTGGGACTATCATGCGCAAGAGTGTCGAGGGTGAGGGGTGCGCACAACTACTGCGTATCTATAAAGAGCAAGAGACCGTTGAGGAGCCGCTATGGAGAGCGGGTCTGTCTATCGCCATTAACTGCGAAGACGGTGAGAAAGCGATCCACAAGATCAGCAATCAGCACCCTGAGTACGACCCGCAAGAGACGTTCAACAAAGCACACGCATTATTGGAGAAGCCATACAAGTGCGCTACGTTCTCAAGCATTAACTCTGCACCCTGCAACGACTGCCCACACAAGGGCAAGATTACTTCACCGATTCAGATTGGTTCACGCATTGCCGAAGCCAAGGCAGAAGACAACATCGTTGTCATGCGCAACGCCATACTGGAAGAGGAAGTCACGGTTGAAATACCTGACTACCCATACCCATACTTTCGTGGCAAGAACGGCGGTGTGTACAAGCGGGGTTGGGGTAAAGATGAGAAGGGTGAAGATGAAAAGGACGAGTTGATCTACGAGTACGACTTCTATGTCGTGAAGCGGTTGACTGATCCTGATACAGGAGAATCTTTGTGGATGCGCTTGCACATGCCCAAGGATGGAATCCGTGAATTCTCCGCGCCACTATCAAGCGTTTTATCTAAGGACAAGTTGCGGGAAGTCTTGGCATACCAAGGCGTCACTGCATACAACAAGAGATTGGATTTACTTATGGGCTACATCACCAAGTGGGTGCAAGAACTTCAGCACCTGACAGAAGCAGAAAAGGCACGTCAACAATTTGGTTGGCATGAAGACGATACCAAGTTTGTTATTGGTAATCGTGAGGTCACGGCATCGGGCGTGAACTACAGCCCGTCATCTAATGCCACTGCGGAGATTGCAAGCTACTACACCAAGAAAGGTACAGTTGCCGAGTGGAAGAAAGTTGCCAACATCTACGCCGCCGCAGGGAATGAAGTACGTGCGTTCACACTTTTTGCAGGATTTGGTTCAGCGTTATTTAAGTTCACAAAACTTAATGGCTCCATCATTCACCTGACAAACAATGGCTCCGGTGTAGGTAAGACAACAATTCAGCTTGCGGTCAACAGCATTTGGGGTAGACCCCTTGAACCCTTGATGAACCAAGAGGATAAGTACTTGGCACGTATGCACCGTATCGCAGTGCTTGGCAATATACCCCCTACCATTGATGAGTTGACCAACATGGGGGATGAGGAAGTCAGTGCGATGGCGTACGCTATTACGCACGGTCGGGGTCGCAACCGTATGCAGTCACAGTCTAATGCTGAACGTAGTAATTCACTGCGCTGGAATTCGATTGCGATTACATCAGGCAACAAGAGTTTGTACGATCAGTTGTATAACCTCAAAGACTTTCCGGAGGGCGAACTGATGCGGGTACTGGAGTTTGCAGTTGCCAAGAACGACACCCTGAGTAAGGCCGAGTCTGACTTGATGTTCAACCCCATGTACGAGAACTACGGTGTAGCCGGAGAAATCTTTATACGTTATGTGATTGCCAACCTACCGGAAGTTCAACGTCTATTGAATGCGATTCAACGCAAGTTTGATAAGGCCGCAGGGTTTACACAACGTGAACGCTTTTGGTCTGCGACAGCGGCATGTGCTCTGACATCCGGCATCATTGCTAAGAAGTTAGGCTTGCATGATATTGATGTATCCGCAGTCTACAAATGGGCAGTGGAAACTCTAAGCAGTATGCGCATTGAAGTCCGCGCTGACAGCATGACACCACTGAGCCGCATCGGTATGTTCTTGAACGAGAAGAACAACAACATGTTGATCGTGAAGAGCACGGTTGATAAGCGGTCGGGTTTGTTTGAATCACCAATACGGGAACCCCGTGGGGAGTTGATGACCCGCTACGAGCCGGATACCAAACTGTTGTTTATCTCCACTAAGGCACTGCGTGAGTGGTGTAGCGAGAACCAAATATCCTATAAGATGGTGTGCGCTGATCTACAGAAGGCCAAGATCATCAAAGGTATTATTAAGAAGAGCATGTCTAAAGGTTCTGATATGACCACACCCTCGGTGTTTGCACTGATGATTGACTGCGCTGTTGCTACTGACCTTGATCCGGAAGTAGAAACTATTACCCATGACGATAACGGCTGATACTGTACCAGTTGCTATAGAATGGCATAAGTTTGTAGTGGGTAGCTCCTTCTACATCCCTTGCCTAGACCGGCAAGATGTTGCCACCCAAGTTGCCGCCTCTGCCAAAGAGCGCGGCATGAAAGTTAAATTCCGTTTTGTTTTGGAAAGAGGCACCCAAGGAGTGAGATTCTGGCGAATCACTTAACAATGTGCTAGAGTTCGCCCTAGCAACTTGTTACTCTCTCCTTTGGTTGCTATCTCCTTGAGCCCCGACTTCGGTCGGGGTCTTTTTTATTCACCGTATGCTTCTGCGGCGGCTTGCTTCAAGTAGGGAGCCAGTTTACGGTCGAGCGTTACACCTTGGTACATTTCGTTTGAGATACGCTCACGTGCCTTCACCGACTGAGTAATTGTCTTTTCACTGATGCCCAGTTCAGGGTACTTAGCACCAAGCTCAAACAACTTCTCACGTGCATCCATCATCCCGTCGGCGTCGCCCTCTCGCATAGCCGCATAGTACTTCTTCAGTGCGTTTTTTTCGATGGACTTGATGGCCTTACCCTTCTCGGTCATGTACGCATTTTCTTCGTACTGCTTCATCAAGTCAGCAGGGGCAAACCCAAGCACTTGCATAGCGGCGTTGTAGCCGTTTACATCTCCAACCGTATCACCACGCAGAGTGTTAGCGCCTTCGGTTGCATAACGGCCACTCTTCAAGATGTTACGCAGTGCAATAGGTAGTATGGCCTCAATGCCGCGCTCGTACTGGCCTTCAGCAATTAAGTCTTTACCACGCAAAATACTGTCCACAATAGAGTACGGCGCACCAAGCAAGCTCTCCATGAACTGGGATAACTCACTTGCATCTGCTTTGCTACCCTTTTGCTCACGCCACAACAAGTCAGTCCAACCCACACGGTCGGCAATGCTCAAGTTGGTAAGGTAGTTGACTGGGCCTTTGTAGAAGAAGTCACCAAGGAAGCTACGCATGACAGTATCAAAATCATCGTCATCATCCTCTTGGAACATGTTGTAAGCGGCTTCTGCAACCCAGTACAAGGGTAAACCTTTTGCACCCGCAAACAGCGCAGACATTCCATACACACCTGCAAGTTGCCTACGAGCCGCTTTGATTGCTTCAAGCTGTTCACCTGTTGCACCTTTGACGGGGAGTGAACGCATCATGGTGTCAAACAACATGTAGTACATGCTGAATGCAAAACGCTTAAACACCATCAAAACTTTTCCTATGTCACTCTGACCGAGGCTGGGGCCAGATAGCGTACTACCTGCACCGTGCGAATACTCCACCATTGCAAGAGCTTTATCAATCGCCTTGGTTTCTTTTTCTGCGGGGGTCAAACGCTTTTCTTCCGCAGTCATTTTGGCAGGGTTATTAAGCCGCGTTTTTTCCAAGTCATAAGCGGCAACGGCTGTGATCTCACGGTTCATGCGCTCGGCATGATGGAACATAAAAGAACCTACCAACGTAGTGACACGTACAAGTTTGTTTGTGCTGCCGTACCCTGATGAATCGTTGTTCTCAGAACTTAACGCACTCCGTGCAGTAGACGTAGCCAGCAGACCACGGTCTTTCATAGCCCCAATGAGTCCTGCATATTGAGGAGCCTTGCCATTGTTGACCAAGTTCTCAATAGAAGTCATGGCCTTCTGGTCACTAGACTCACCTGTCAACTCAGCAACTTTGCGTGTGAACCCACTGCTCATGTAGAGCTTACGGGCGTTGTTTAGTGCCACACCTGCATCTTTGAACCCATACTCACCACCAAGTTGCGGGTAGACAATCAGAGGAGTTTGCAGTGTGTTGATTACTGCGGAAGAGATGTTACCTGCAAGGTTGTAGTAGAACGCACCGGAGCTTGCATACTGGGAGAATGCAGTTAACGTAGGGTTCATTGCAAAATCGCGGCGACCATCAAACTCTTTAAGAAGTTCACCACCGTAGGTATTAACATCGCCCCGTGAGGAATCAACAGTTTCCTTCATGTCTTTTACAATGCGTTGCAATTCGGGGCCATACTGCATACGGGCCAACTGACGTGCAGTGTTACTGCTCACACGGTCAAACACATAGGCGGCGTTATCAATATAGCCACCAATACCAGTACGCTTTTGACGGCTCTTCAGAATGCTGGCTTCAGGCATAGCCTTGACAACAAGTTGTATCAAGTCATCAATCGCTTTATCCCCGGCTTGATTGTCCTTCATGATCTTCATGATGTCGGCCAACATAGTGCCAGACGGTACATTGTCTGAAGTCAGTTGATCTGCACGGGAATAAACGTCAATTTTTGTAGCACCTTTGGCCTCAAGCTGTCTACGCGCAAAGTCACGTTCAGCTTCGGATTCAAAAGATTCTTTTTTAGTGTCACCGTTCATGTCGTACTGCAACCAGAACGGGCCTTCGCGGAACAGCGGCGCATAGTGGTCAACACGCACGGTGCTTAACTCAAACAGAATCTTTTGATAGGCAGATGCGGCTTGCGACTTGTTACCCACCGTAGCCTCGATGTTGCGCTCCAACGATTTCAAGAACTCCCCATCAAGAGTTTTGTAGGTGGCAAATAGATCGTGGTATAACTTCTTGCCATCCGGTGTAAGTTTGTTAAACCGTGCGTTGAGTTGTTTCCACTCGGCTTCTTTCTCAGGACTGCCTTTGTACTTGTCCAACTTCGCTTCAGGGTTTACGTCCACACGAGTGGAGTCGTTTACCAAAGTAGACCACGCCTGATACTCAGGGGTTTGTCGAAATTCGGCCAAGCGGTTATGTAATGGGTACATGGCTTCAAGAAGTTTCTCTTGATAACCGGCCATCTCTTCAACAGTAGCGGCAAAACGTTTAGCTGAATCACCTAGATATTTGCTACCAGCCTCACCCAAGGCAGATAAGTTTAGTGCCTTGTACATCAACTGACGGCCAGTCGTACCAATTGTTTCTGCGGCTTTCCAAAACCCAACAGCGTTCTCACTGTTCATGATGGGTTGCTTGCGGATGGTGGCACCCATCTTTGTGAACATCTCTTGCACAACATTAGGGTTGCTCAGAGATTGCGCATACATAGTTTCACCTGTGCGTGTCTCAGGTGGAGGGCTAATGATGTCGTTCAGCATGCGGTCAATCGCATCTAACGCAGTCTCGGTCTTAGGGGGCAAGCGGAGCAACTGACGCATGGCATTAACCAAACGCTCCCAACCAGTGAGCTTCTCACCAGTAGGTTTGAATTCTTTTAAGCGGTTGCGAAACGCATCATTACTCCACGCTTCCGCAGCGAACTCTTGTATATCTTGCGCACCATAAGTTCCTTCAGTGCCTTTCTTCATTTGATCGAAGAGGGTTGTGACCTGACGAGTGACAGGATGCGATGGGTTGTCCAAAGTGTGGGACATGGTGGCATGTGAAGACTCATGCAGAATCTCATACTCAGTAGCACCATCACGCAGATACACTGTGTTGGTCTTTGGATCGTACATGGACTTCTCAGCGCCATATACTAAGTTGACGTTACCAACTTGTTTAGACAAAGACTCTGCAAAAAGTTCTGCTGTCTTAGATGAACCGCTATCCGCCAGCCCTTGTAAAGCACCTACCAAGTTATTGTTGGCAAGCTGTTGGAGCACCACCGGGTGAGCCTGTGTATGTAATGCGGCAAGGTCTGCATCAGCAAGCAAGCCATTGAGGTCGGTGTCAGCGTTATCATCTAAATCACCAAAGTACACATCACCAATGATCTTTTGCATTGACGCACGTTTGGGAGCTTGGTTTTCTTTTTTGATTTGCTCTTTAGTGGCTTTGCGAATGTCTTGTTGCTTCTGCTGTTTTGCACGTGTCTTGATAGACCCCTTTTCTCCCTTTTCTTCTTTCGTGTACTGAGCAATCTTTTGATCCATAAAAGCTACAGCTTCAGGAGACAAGTTAGCACGTGCCCATGCTTCGGCATTTTTGGTGTGAATACCACCTTGGCCTTTAAAGAATGTGGCTTCTGCTTCAGTACCAAATGTTGGTTCTGGGCCTAGTGGGCTTTTCTCAAAGGCTTTCATCTTTGAGTTGCGATAGGCAGTTGGCGCAAGCACCAAATCATTTGCAATTGCGTCAAGCGCAAGTTCAGGGACTACCTTGCCAAAATAAGCGCGGGCATCTTTGGCGACTTGATCTAACTTAGACATTGCCACACCAAGTTTTTGTTGGATGATTGGCAGTTCTGAAGATAAGTCAGGGCGATCTAAGATGCCTCGTGGGGTAGTTGTTGCCGTTTGTCTTTGCGCTTCTGCTTGCTGGGTTTGAGTGGTCGTAGTGCCATCGGTTGCGGTTCCTTCAGTTAATGTAGTGGGCTGTTGTCCTTCTCGTCCAGTAGCGTCTCTAACATCCGGCTGAGTAGAAACATCTCCACCTCCGACAGTTGTTTCATCGGTTGTGGTATCTTCAATACTAGCGGGTTCGCTAACCACGCTAGTGCTTCCTCCACTTGGGGCGGCGTCAGGTCTTGTAACATCAGGTACTCCAAATGCAAATTGGCGGGTTTGTTCTTGCTGTCCTTGCTTGGTAGCAGAGATGTCTTCTACTTGCATCTCCTGTCTAGCCGCATCAATTTCCGCGCCATATCCATCAGCGTATAACTTGTCGAGGATTCCGGTATACACATCGTCGTTGATATTGACCATGTTTTTGGGGCTTTCAATTACTTGAACAAAACGGCGAATGCCATTGCGGTTAGTAAGATCAAGTCCTTTTAACTTAGGAGTCAAGAGAGAGTTAGGTGGAATACGCAGTCCACGTAACAAGTTAGGCGTTACTGTGGTTTCTTGGGTGATAGCTTTCTCTACACGCTTTTCCTCAAGCGCGGGTTTAAACATACCGCCAGTGCCGGGAGTTGGTGTTTCTTCAGCAAATGCTGACCCTGCCTGTTTATTACGCATGCCTTCGTTGTATTCGGTTTCGGCTTGTGTAAGTTCTTGATTAGCTTTAGCGGTTGCTTTTGCTTCTGCATCCGCATCTTCTGCTTTACGAGCGGCTATGGCGGCATCTAACTCACCATAGATACGATCATACGCACCGGGATTTTGTTCTTTGATTGCCTCTGCACGTTGTTGCAGTGCGGCAAGTGATACTGCGCCAACATCTTCTGGTACGTTTTTGAATGCAGAGGTTAAGTCTGCTTCACGTTGTTTACGTGCGGCCTCAATGGCAATGTCATACTCAGCTTGTTTCTCTGGCGTAAGAGTACCGGCTTTAGCCTCGGCATCCATTTGCGCTTTGAGTGCTTCTTCGGCTTCTTTGGTATCTTTAAATTCTTTGCGGGCAGTCAAGCCTTGGCTTGCACCACCAACAGTACCAAACGCACCGCCACCGATTGCGCCCTTAACAAACGATTCTTTGAACCGCTGAATGTTCTCAGGGCCAAACATATCTTTAGTACTACCTGCAACTTGTTCTGCGGCGGCATTGATAGACTCTTGTGCTGCCTCAGTCAAACCTTCAGACCCTGCGGTCTTGGCGGCTTCTTTGCCAATGTACTTCCACACCTTTGGTGCGGCACCAGATTCTTTGGCCATCTTCTCGATAACCTTCATCTTGCCGTAACCACCAAGTTCACCCAACAATTTGCCGGGGACAATAGCGTCCAATACAGAAGACAAGCCACCAGCAAGCGCGGCAATACCCGGCTCCATCTTGTCAGTTTCTTGATAGATGCTTTCAAATACTTCGGGTGCGTTCTGTGCAAATGAGCCAAGGTACACACCACCATACATTGCGCGTTTACCTGCTACTTCACCAGCCTTTTTAGCGGCAGTCTCTGCGGCGGCACGGCCAGCCATGGATAGTGGGCCAGCTTCCAAAGCGGCACCCATAGCACCACGAGCGGCAATCCTACTACCCACTGCCCCAGCGCCTATACCGGGGATCATTGCAGTCAGTGCAGTAGGGCCAAGTTCACCTAGAGTTTCAGCAATAAACTGTGCGCCCTCATACGGGCTTTCAACTTCAGTGTATGATTTGAACTGCGTAGGGTACTTGGCTTGTAACGCTTGGCGTGAGGCATCGGCTTCAGCCATCTGACGTTGTGCGTACTCATCAAAGCCAAGCGCAGATGCACCCATAGCGGGGAGCGTGTCCCCCAAAGCGATACCTGTTTCCCCCATGCCACGCATGAAGCCCTCTTTCAAGAGGGTGCCAATCCCTACATCTCGCTTTGGAATCTTAAAGTCATATTGCTTGGCAAGAAGACCAACCTGCTTATTTAATTCCTCGGTAGAGATATTGTCATCAAACCGTACGGGGCCAATCTTAGGCAGGGTAATGATCATGGGTTATTCCGTTGCTTTGTACAAGTCGTTAAACGAAGGAATACTAGCACCACCGCCTTGACCAGCAAGCAATGAAGGCATTGCATTCGCGCTGTATTTCATCCATTCCTGTTGCATAAACCGTTGAGCTTCAATTGGGGCCATTTTTTTGGCTTGCGCTTGCGCTTGTTGGAATTGTGGGCTGGTCTGGAAAGCGGTATAGGCTTTCTGTTCCGCTGTAGCAAGAGTTGCCGCCGCACGTTTATCCCCCGCCGCAATTTGATCTTTAAGGATACCAAGCCTTTCACGACCAAGCTGCAACTGCGCGTTAGCGGTTGCTGCACTTTGATTAAGTTGATCTTTTCTAAGCCCTAACTCACTCAAACCTAATATACCCGACTGCGCCAAACTAGCTTTTTGGAAATTGCCTTGTTGTTCAATTTGTTGGCGTTGTATAGCTTGATTATTACCAGCAGAAGCGGCGTTTAAATTTAAGCTAGTGTACTTATACAAGTTATCAGCGGCACGTTCTCCAGCCGCTTGAGCGGCTTGATAGTTACCTTTTTTGGCGGCAACCTTCTGTTGCTCAAGGTTATCACGATAATCTTCTAACTTATCTTTAGCGGCACGATTTGCGGCTTCGCCACGAATAAGGTCTTCAATACCCTGACTGCCTTCGTTACCCAAAGCACCTGCAAGGGTACGCTCTTTACTACCGGCAATACGTAGACCCGTTTTAATACCGGTCAAAGCGCGACTAATTGCATTTTCTCTTTCAAGGCCAGCTTCCCGTTTACCAAGACGTTCTTCACGGGCTTCAAAACCGGGCCTGTCCATTTCTTCCAACTTTGTCTGCGTAAGCTCAACAGCGGTTTTTGCGTCCCTTTTTGCGTCTTCTGGTAACTTTTTGGTAAGTGCATCAAGGTTGGTTAATACGGGAGCGGCGGCCTCTTTCATTGTGGGCAACGTAGGCATCTTGAAATTACCAGCACCGGGGATTGCGGGGGCAACGGGAGCCACAGGAGCGGCGGGGGCTGGAGGTTGTGCTTGTCCCTCAAACATTGAACGGCGAGTAGCCGTCGCTGGGTCGTATGGCATAGCCGCAGGAGTAGCTGTAGGTGCTACAGCAGGAGGCATGGGGAGCCCCATAGATTGACCCATTGCTCCAACAGGGCCACCAGTTATTGAACGTTCAGCATTGGATAAAGCATCTTGTGCTTCTTTAGCGGCGGCCTCTGCGGCGATGTACCCTTGGGGGTCTTGTTGGCGTTGGCGCAAACCATAGGTGCGTAACTTAGCCATTGCTTCTTCAACGCGTTTTCTTTCGCTTTCGCCTGTATACCCAGTGTTCTGATAACGCTCAACCTTACCGCCATCTTCAAACGCAATAATGCCACCACCGGCGTAGGACTCGGGCAAGTTAGATTGTAGAGCTTCAACACCCTGAGACTGATCTGCTTGAGCGGCTTGTGCCATCACCTGTTGGGCAATCGGAACACCGCCCTGTTGTGGTTGTTGCATGCCAGCACCGGCAATGTTTTGCGCCATCTTGGCTTTGACTTCTGACAACTTTTTGGTAAGTTCTTGAATGAGGGGGATTCCCACATACGATTTAATTGAACCGCTTTGAACACCCGCAATAAGACTTCTCTGTATGGCTTGAATTTCGTCTGGGCGGTTTGCACGTTTAGCCATTGCCGCCATAGAAGCGGCGCGGCGTGACATATCATCTTGTAGGCTATTGAGGCTCATAATTTAACCTTATCGTGGAGTCAAAGCGTTGTTTAACGCCAAAGCACTAACACCGGCTGTACCAAAACCCGCTAATTGATTACCCAATGTAGGCTGTGCTTGATATTGAGTTGTAGTCTGGCCGGGAACGGCATAACCACGCAACAAAGCGTTGTATTGATTGAACGCAGTCATAGGCGCTTCTTGCGCTTGCGCGTAGTTTTGGATCGCTTGGTTGATAATCTGCTGTTGCTGACTTTGTTGCTGTCCACCAATCTGATTCTGCAAACCAAGAATGCCTGTCTGTGCAGCAAGTTGCTGTGTGCCAAGTTGACCAAGCTGCCCGGCAGCCTGATTAGCTAACCCGTAACCAGCTTGTTGTGCGCCAACACCTTGTAGACCTGCTTGTGCACCTTGCATACCTTGAGCAGTACCTTGTAGACCAACACCTGCACCTTGCAAACCAAGCTGACCTGCGTTGATAGCTTGGCCAACACCTTGAAGACCCATACCGGCACCTTGCATAGCTTGCGCAGTACCTGCCAGTCCTGTATTGGCTCCTTGTTGAGCAAGTTGACCTGCGGCAATTGCACGGTCTGCGGCAGAAAGGCCAATCTGTGACCCTTGCATACCTTGTGCCGTACCGGCCAATTGACGATCCACACCGGATAAACCAACTTGCGCACCTTGCATAGCCGCTTGCGCACCCTGCATACCTTGGGCTGTGCCAGCCAGTTGAGCGTTGACACCTTGCAAGCCCATACCAGCACCTTGAATGCCAGTTTGGAACGCTTGATTTGCGGCGTTGACACCAGACAGACCTGCTTGCGCACCCTGCATACCTTGGGCTGTACCTTGAAGTCCTGTCTGCGCGGCTTGAAGACCCATACCTGCGCCTTGCATGCCAAGGCCATATAAAGACCCAGCTTGACCAAGACCTGCAAGACCCGCTTGTTGACCGGCCATAGCTTGACCAATACCAGACAAACCAAGTTGACCACCTTGTAAGGCAGTACCTAGACCGGATTGCGCACCACCCAAACCTTGAAGACCAAGATTGGAGCCATACTGCATAGCCTGAATGGCTTTGTCGTAAGCGGTTTGCTGGCCTTGGGCGCGAATGGCGTCCATCTGTGAAGCCAAAGCACGGTTAGCTTCAGCATTTTCAATAGCCTGACGTGACCCACCAAACGCACCCGCACGAGCGGCGGCAGACTTACGGCCTTGAGCGGCAATATCAGCTTGGCGTTGAGCGGCTTGAATTTGAACATCAGTCACAGCAGACTGATATGGGTTCATGTACTGCTGAATAGCGTATGGGCTTGTCATTTGACGAGCGTAATCTTGCCCTGCGGCGGCTTGTTGGGCCGCATAGTTACGTGCTTGCCCTGTAATATCTTGCCCTAACGCTTCTGCACGAAGACCCATCCGACCAATGTCGGCGGCAGACTGTCCATACATTTGCGCTTGGGGAGCCATTGCGGCGGCTTGTGCGCCATAACCTGAACCCATTGCACCATAACGATTAGCGGCTTCAAGGGCAAGTTGCTGACCAATCTGACCAGAGCCAAACCCAGCTTGACCGTAACCTAACGCTTGATTGGACAAGCCAGCGGCTTGTTGGCCATAACCCGCACCCATACCACCATAGTATTGACCGCCCTGAATACCTAATTGTTGGCCAAGCAAACCTGATTGCTGACCTTGCAGACCAGCTTGAGCGCCCATCTCACCAAACCGTGCGCCACCTTGAATGCCAATGTCTTGACCCATGAGGCCAGACTGCATGCCTTGAGCGCCAGCTTGTTGCGCCATACCAGTAGCCATATTTGCACGAGCTAAAGCGTCTTGTGCAGCAAAAGCTCCAATACCTTCACCACGGCTACCAGCCTGCGCACCTTGCGCACCGTAACCATAGGCTTGGTTTTGAGCCATGGCCGCGTTTCGGGCAGCGTTTTGCGCGGCTTGTTGGCCCAACATTTGGCCCATCTGACCAGATTGGAACCCTGCTTGACCGTAACCTGCGCCTTGAGCGGCAGTGTTTATACCCCCTTGAGCCGCCATGTTTGCCAAGCCTGTAGCTTGATTGTATTGGCCGGGCACCATCAAATTGGCCGCGTTGTACTGCACCTGCTGTTGCAGGGGGCTAAAGCCCGCTACGTATTTAGAGGGGTCGGTACTGTAAGGTGTAAACGGACGGGTGCCTGTAATTTCATCTGATACCGCGCCTGTTGTTGGGTCAGTTACTTGCCTAGTTTGGAACAAGTTTTTACCTGCGCCCATGAGCACGTTTTCAACTTGGGGGCGCAACCAGTCAGGCACATTGGATTGCGTAACCGTAGTGCTTGTTGGGCCTCCACCGCCGCCACCGCCATAAATAATGCGACCACCTTCTTTACGGGTTACGGATTCGCCAAGGGGTTCACCCATAGCATAAAGTTCTCGGCGGGAATAGCTCATATTAGTACCTCAACTAAGGTGTTGCGCGGTTCAAAGTTGTAACGTTTCCACAAGCGCACAATGGCTTCACGGCCACTACCTTGTATTTTCGTTGCCCCATGCGATTTAAGCAACTCTTTTAATTGCTCAAAAGTAGCTTGGTTAGAAATCAATTTACCGCCAATGCAAGTAACAAACGCTACCCTATGAAGCGGGTAGTTTATAAAGGACACAGTGCAAGCACCATGGATTTGTTTCTCTTCGTCAATAGCAACTAACAGAAGCCACTGCCCAGAAGTTACATATTGTTGTACGTGGTCGATGTTGTAACAATACGCCCAGTCAGGAAAATCATGACCTTTGTTTAATGCGTCTTCAATGTACGGTTTTACCGTAGGCCATATTTGGTGGATATAGCTTACATCTACAGAACGGATTGTTAGGTTCATTCGACATCATCCATCAAAGATGCAATACCGCCTTCAGCACGGCGCATCACGTTAGGGGTGCCACGGAGACCAGCAGACCTACCCACAATAGGAGATGTTGGGCCAGACGATGTACGTTGTGGCACAGGCTGTGGCGCGGGTTGTGCAGGGGCAAAGTACCCAGAATTGTCATACCCACTACCGTAACCCCCATAAGAGGATTGGTAGCTTGGTTGGTAGCTTGACTGATAGCTAGGTTGTTGAAAGCTAAATGGAGATTGCATCTGGGGTTGGTAGCTTGGTTGTTGAAAGCTAAATGGGGATTGCATTTGCATCTGTGGTTGATAGCTTTGTTGTTGAAAGCTAAATGGGGACTGTGCTTGAGTACGGAACAAACCATCAGGATAGCCACCGCCGGAGCCACCACCAAACCCACCACCAAAGCCACCACCAAAGCCACCACCAAACCCAGAACTATTGGTGTAAGGGTTAAATGGCTGTTGTGTCTGCGGCATAGACATCTGAGGGCCGTAGTTGTTATAACCACCAAACGATTGAATATCCGTGCGGTTAATACCACTATCTCGCATGAAATCTAAAGTATTACTTATATTTGAGTTTGGATTTTGTTGAAAGTAATTACCAATTGTGTTGTTAATGTTGCCACGAGACATGCCGGAGTTAAAAGCTGGCGATTGCACGGGCTGTGTGCCATATGTGCTTGTATCAAACTGCGTAGCAGGCCGAGCGTAGTTTTGGTATGACGTGTTGTAGATGGGCTGAAAAAATTGATCAGAACCCGCCATGGGTCTGCCAGTAGGTGAAGTCATACCAGCGTTCTGCACCATTCCACTCCAGTTAGAGTCAGACGGTTTGCCATACATTTGGCTTGCGGAATCTTTAATTTGATTACTGGTAAACCCTTGGTTTAACAATTCGTTGTATGCAGTGCCGGATTTTTCCCAAGGAATACCTTTCATAGCACTTAGAGTGTCATACCCTTGTTGGGTATTGACAGCCATATTAGCGTACGGAGGGGGAGGAGGAGCGATTACAGCAGGTGTCGCAACTTCTGCGGAACCACCGCCTCCACCTCCACCGCCGCCAAAGCAACGACGTACACCGTTATAGTAGCCATTAAATTTGTTTGGAATGATCATGGCTGTTCCTTATGCGTATGTGGGCATGTACTTGCGCGGATCAATCTCTTTACCCTGAGACTTACGACCTGTGCGGGCTTTACGCACTTTGTCCATCATGGCGTAGAGTTGTTTAGCGCCTGCATCAGAGGAGCCGTTACCAAGGTGGGAGACCACATCAGCGGGGACTACAAACTCTTCAGTGGCTAAACGAGCGGGGCGCTTACCTCCGATGCTTGCAGGGATGCTGTCAGACATACCATCACCCGGGCCTTTGAGCATGCGGCCACCACGTGCGTAATCAGAGTAACTACCTAGATTAGAGATACCACCAGCGGCCATATTAGAAGAATACATAGGCTCTTCGCCAACCATACGGTCATAACCACCTGCGGTTAGATCAGTGATACCACCCTCTGCGTAAGGAGTAACGCCACGATAGTCCGAACTAAGACGAAAACGTTTTAGAGGGCCGTTATATTCTTCAGGTTCAAAGGGGTCGGGTCTTGCGCCAATAGCACCGGCTAAACCAGCGGAGGCGGCAGTAAAAGGATTAGCCTTTAATGAAGCCATTGGGTCACTGGCAAACTTAGCCATACCCTCACCAAAGGTTGGAGCGGGTGGAGGGGGAACCACTGAAGGTGCGGTAGGTAAAAACGGAGAAGTAGAAGCGGCGGGTAGGCCAGAGATACCTGCATTTGCCGACAATGGAAACGCCTGATTCATTGCCGCATTAACACCAGAGGTGGTGTTTGCCAACTGGCTTGCTTGCGCAAAACTTTGACCCGCTGGAATTGGTGTAAACCCAGTAGTAGCAACTGGGTTAGCTAACATATTTGATACAGGCAAAGCATTAGACATTGCCGCATTTGTAGCCGCCTCAGTACCCGCAGTAGCCAAAGCCGCTTCTGTACCAGCAGCCGCACTACCGCCCAAAGCACCACCGATACCAGCACCGGCACCACCGGTCAAGCCTCCAAGAAGAGCACCTTTAAGAGGATCGCCACCAGTCAAAGCGGCAGAGCCACCACCCATTGCCGCGCCAAGCAGCATTGCTTCACCAACTCCAGTACCCATGATAGGCTCCTCTATGTTTTGTCATATTCTAGTACTAAGGGGTCATTGTGCCAACTGCCCCAGCCCCAGAAATACCGGTTAATTCAATTGTTTTTGTAACACCAATTGTTCCTACCGTTCCAACCCCAGAAATACCCGTTAACCCAAATATTTCTGCAAAGCTAACCGATCCAACTGCGCCAGAAGCAGAAACTCCAACTACACTGCCCGGCACTTTGATACGCAAGACATTGGTTCCCTCATGCAAGGTTCCACCTTCGGTATCTCTGTAAACGTCACCTAGCCGCAAATTAACATAATCTGCATCGGTTGGTAATGTACGTAAGTCAAGATTCAAACTTGCTAAATTAAGTTGTTGTACCGTGTTAATGTTATTAAAAAATAACCGAATTACATTACTCAAAGCATTCATGTACGCAACATCGTACTGAGCCGGTGCTTGTGGTATGTTTGGTGAAGATCGGTTCTGAAGCATGGACATAGGTTATCTCCTACCGTCCGCTTTAATGTCTAATCTAGGCGCACCTAATTGCCATGTTGTACCAAGTTGGGTAGATGCGATTTTAAATATCATCTGGCGACCACGAGCACGGGTGTAAATAATCCCAGTGTATTCTTCTGTAATGTTGTAGGTAGAACCTTTAGTAACAGTACCATTAGCCGCAGTGCCAGTGCCGGAACCAGAGCTTTGCAGAGGGTATAAAGTCATAGTCACCGCAGGGGCTGGAATTCCCGAGCCTGATGTGCCCGCCGTACTAGATGAACCTGTAAATGTTAAGTCGGGTACTACACGCCACACATAACCAAAATTATGACCATCACCAATGTCAAATTCTGACGAAGAAATATAAGCCTCAATAGGCGTAATGTTGCCAAGATCGTAAGCATCAACACCGTCTTCGTGTTGAACCAATTCGTAGTTGTAAGTAGCCGCAACAGGTAAAGGTAACAGACCTGAATCAAGCCATGCAGTACGGCCCAAGTTACCGTAATACCAAACGTTTTCTATGTAGTTGTACACTACATAACGGTCATTTTCCAAACTGTCTGCGGAACAATAGAACCACCAGATTTCGTTAAAACCTTCGTTTGTACCGGCGTAGACTTGTTCTGTTTGAAGTGTATTAAAGTCACTAAAAATATAGCGGCGTAAGTCGCAATTTAAAGTTTGTACACGGCCATCGTATTTGTAAAACTTATCAATACCCATCCAATACACCGCGCCTGATGCAATGACAGCGGCATTAGGGCCAATGATAGATACGTTATCTGCAATAAGTTGTGCTGTCCACACAAAAGGCGGGCCTACGTACTGAAATGAATACAGCGAAGAATCTGTAAACACCACAATCTCTTGGCGAGACTGCACAGCGGTAACAATTTGGGAGCCGTGGGATAGTTGCAAACTACCTGCTTGATTTGTAGCCTGTGGAGTCCATGTGTATGGGTCATCTGAATCAGACCAACGAATTAACATTGGGTTTAGTACGCTACTACCATAATCGTTTGTACCAAATATAACCACAAAACGGCTGGCATCAGATACAAGAAGATAGTTTTGATAAATAGGCGTATCGTCATCGCCTGCATCAGCCAGATCAATACCGCGTTGAGATATACGCTGGATGCCAGACTGACCACCAGAAGTTGTAATTGGAGAGCCAGCAATACTGGTAGATACATTGAATGTACCACCCGTGGAGTTCACTACAAAATACACTTGCCCAACAGTTAGTCCTGTAGGTAATGCGCCTGTAGAAGTAAATGAAATAGTTGTACCATCAGGGAACGAAAACCCAGCGGGCAGAGTAATTTGCCCCGGTGCGGCAATACTGATTGTGATTTGAATAGGTGAGTAACCTACGTTGGCACTCCAATAGTAGATGCCTTGACCGCGAGGGCCATAGATTAAATCTTCACCAAAGTTTTGCTGACTCCACAGTTGCAAAGCCGTAGATGTAGTTTGCCCATTACCCCATGTACCTGCACCCCAAGGGCCAGCACCCCAACCAACCAACGGCACCTGATATGCGGGGCCAGTATTTACTTCGTATTGCGTTACGACCGTACCACCACCGGGGGAGCCAGAAGCATCTGTGGCATTTGCAGTAGCCGATACTGTAATGGTGTAGTTGTCATCGTCAACAAACGTAATTTGAAAAGCGCCTGTTAGCACTGCGGCAGTGATGTTGCCACCAAGCCCTACGATACCCGCACCACTATAAATAACCGTATCACCATCGGTACATCCATGGTCTACATCAGAAACCGCTATGACGGCTGAACCATTAGTTGCCGTAAATGGGTTTGTTAATGTAACCGTTGTACGTATTGGCGTAATATCATAATAGTCACTACCTTTAAGAATATAAAAATATAAGTTAGTGCCAACACCAACTAAACTTTCACCCGTAAGCGTAATCCAGTTCCACAGAGAACGGCATACGCCTTCAAAAGTACTACCAGCAAATGGAGTCCAACCACCAATCTTCTCAGGGTTGCCTTGACGAAAACGAATCTTGTCGCCCTCATACCAACCGCCCTCGGTGGTATAGCGTGTGTTTTCCCGGTTAACCCCCGGCTTAAACAGAAATTTTTGTAATGGCATGGGCTACCTTTATTTACTGGCAACGCCTTTGGTCTTCTCAAAAGAACGCATACCGGCAATGCCCAAGATGCCTGATAATATCACCCAAAGCTGGTCTGCGTCTAGTACCGGAGGGGGATCCATACCCACTGGAACCCAACCCATAGCCTGCAAATATTTCCAGCACCACTGGAATAGTGGGTAGAGTAGAAACTGATACCCCATAGCTGCTACGCCGATCCAACCGATGGCGGGACGCCAGCCACTGACAAACACGCTACTGGAAGCGGCTTCAATTTTGTTGACCTCGATCTGGGCTAGGTCTGTAGCTTGGTCTATGCGCTTCTCTTCAAGATCGAGCTTACGTTGCTCAATCTCCATCTCCATCTTTTCTTTGTCAGTGGTGATTAGATCGCCCGCAACCTTGCCAACAGCTTCAATAATTGATCCAACAGCAAGCAGGCTCATTTCAAACCTTTCAGTGTGCGGTTTAGCCAGCCCTTGAGGAACTTTACTTGCACGGGGTTCTTGTTGCAAATCTCAACGTAACGGGCAATCTTTGCCAAGGCATAGGACTCTTTAAACCGCTGGCCGTCTGAAATCTGGTTGAGCTTCTCAATGGTTTTAGCACCAATACCACCATCTGGCGTAGCACCTACCACGAGTTGCGCCAGCTTTACAGCCATGCCCATACCAGCATTGACGCCAAAGTTGAAGATGGTGTTGGCTACGTCTTGATTTGAAATCTCGTTACCGCGCATCTTGTCCCAAAATTCAATCCGGTAGAACTCGCGCACCATAGGAGTCAGGGAGCCACCAAACTCCTTCTTATCCACAAGCGCCCAGCCGGGCCACTGAGGGTTTTTATTACGTGCTATGCCAGCATAGGTCATACCCCCGGTGTCGCCGGGTACTTCGTGGAGGACGTAGCCGCCCTCGTCTTGCATCATTAACTCAAAGGCTGGTTCAAACTGCGCCATTTCTTTACCCCTTCAAGTCAAAACTAAGATTGGGATGGCGGGGATACTGCACAACACGCTCACCTTCAGGGCATTTGTATTTGATGGTCGCAAGCAAGGTGGCTTTGCCGGGGGCAATCTTTTCTTTTCTTACCATCGTGAGTTGGTATGTGAACGTGTCAATTTCTGGCCCCGCTGGGCCGCTGAACTTGCTTGCAGTAGTGGTTGCTTCATGCACCATACCTGCCGCATCACGGATGCTTGGCGTAAAACTTTCAACAGAACAGTCGTCCCGCTTTTTGATCCGAGCAACCGTCACATTAATGGGCTTACCCGCCTCGGCCACAATTTTAAAATGCTCTGGAGTCCATTCAATGATGGCTCGGTCAAAAAAGCCAAACTTATCGGCAAGCGTGTAACTACCCCCTAGTGCGGCAACACTAGCGGCAACGGCTCCGATGGCTTTGGTAAGGTCAACCATATAAACTCCAACTCCATGCAATCATGTACGTGCCAAAGATCACGAAGGCCACAATAAGGGCCGCCGCAATGAATGCTTCAGCCCAGTCCCACATGATCAGGCGTTCAGTGCATCCAAACGACCCCATGCCCAATCGGTAGCGGCAGAGGGATCAAACGGAATAGTGGCTGTAGGATCGCCGGGGTTTGCTGGGTCAGGTAATGTCCAACCTGCGCCCACTGTTGTCAAATACGCCAACAGGTCAGCTTTAGTTGCGATAGCTTCAGCGTCACCAATGTCATCGGTTTCAGAGATGCCAACCATAACCATGTCACGGGGGCTAGGGGTGCTAGGGTCAGCAACCACGTACACACCGCCAACGCCTTCAGCGTGTAGGCAGAGGAATGTAGGGACTGTGCCGTCAGCGGCTAAACGATACTTCATCATGCGATGTGCCATTTTTATGCTCCTTGGGCGTACTGCCCGCTAAAAAGATATGCGCCAAAATGTCCAAGTTCGCACCAAGGTGCAGCCCAGACAGTTCCACCATGCTCACGGTACAAGTGGCAGAAGTTGTAGTCCTCAGACAGAAGTTCGTGGTCGTAGTTCTGTACCTTAAAGTAGTCGTACACCTTCTCGCCTTTGGGGATAGTTACACCCCCGTTGTCATACCAGCCCACATGAGGCTGTAGTTTCTCAAAAACATCGCGGCGGATCAACATAAACCCTGTGCCGATATGCTTGACCTGAAACGGCAAGTCTGGGCTAATCATCTCGTGACCATCCAGCTTGTTTAAATTAAAAATGCCCGTGAGGGCAGCTAAGTTAGGATGGTTCAGAACAGCGCCCTGACGCACTCTGTCCCAGTTGATCCCCTTCATGGGGACTGGGCCACCCACAATACCTTTGTCAGCTTTAATCATTCGGGCAATGTCGTTTGCCACAAACTTCTGGTCAGCGTCAATAAAGATCAGGTGGGTTGCATCCTGCATCTGCATAAAGTGGTGCGCTATGGTATTCCTGCCACGTTGCACCAAACTTTCATTGCCAAGGAATACGCAGGTCAGTTTGATGTTGTTCATCAAGCAGGCTTCCTTGAGCGCCAGCAGGGACTGCACGTATTCCGAGCAGCACTGGCCACCATACATTGGAGTTCCAACAACGAGGTGCATTACGCGGCCTTCTGCTCTGGGTTAGGAGCCATCTCTAGCGCAGGAGAGTTGGTCAAAGACGAACGGTCAAATACGGAGAAGCCACGGCGGGCAGCAAAGGTAGCAGGGTCTTTGGCCCACTTTGCTGCGCAGGCTTCCAGCCAACGCACGGTCATTTCGTGTGTAGGAGCAGTACCGCTGGAGATCAGTTGGTTCTCCATGTTCAAGTATGCAAACACTTCAGCCTGCGCTTGAGCGGCGTTAATGCCCAAGTCAAACAAGTAGATCATGTTGCCTTCATCAATCGTGCCATTGCGTGAACGCGCCGCATTGAGGGCCTGCTTCATGCAGGTCATGATGTGGTACTTGGACTCTTCCTGCTCGTAGTCTTCTTCGGTGATCTCGTTCTTGCCAACAGCTTCTAGCAATTGCTTGTGCTGATTCACCATGAAGTTCATTTTGCGCAATGCACCATTGACATGGTTCTGCGTTCCTTCGAGGTGGCTGTTGAGTTCCAAAATCTCAATCTCAAGCAGTTCACGGTCAAGCGGATCGGTCGAGGCTTCCAGATCACGCTCTTTCTTTTTTAACTCGTTTTGCTTTTTACGCAGGCCGATGTAGGCTTCTTGCAAGGCAGACTTGGTTCTGTCAATCTCGGCAAGGGTGTGCTTAATAGAACGGATCGGGGTGATGGCTGTTACGTCCAGCGTCACCGACATGAATTGGCTATGAGACTTGTGGAAGTTGCTGGTGTCGCGTGTGACAGCAGGCATCCGGTCTTGGATGTTTTTCAACATCAAGTTGTACTCTGGTTTTGTTACGACCAGCGCAGTGTTCATGTTGCCAAGAATCAGTTCATTGCTCAAAGGGTTCTCCTGTTTGTGGGGGATTCCATCATAAACCACCGTGGCAGTTGGAACAAGCTCCAACTATATTGTTTGCGTCTACTGCGGTTAATGTTAAGTCACCAAAATCTGTAGCATTGCCTGTAGTGGCAATAGTTATGTAATCCATCACATTAGAATTAGAACCAGTAGTTCCTCCGCCAAAGACTCCTCTAGTTGGAGACGAGCAGCCTGCAAGTCCATAACGTGCAACTGTTAAATCACCAAAATCTGTGGCATTACCAGCAGACGCAATTGTTACGTAATCAATAATGTTTGAATACCCACCACCAAAACCTCCAGCAAAAACACCTCTTGTATTTGATGAACAAGAAGCAGGCTGATATCTTGCAAGGGTTAAATCACCAAAATCCGTTGCGTTGCCCGTGGATGCAATAGTAACGTACTGAATTACATTAGTTGCGGCAGCGGCATTTTCTCCACCGCCGATTATTCCTCGGGTTGTAGAAGCGCAGCCCGTTGAATTGTCTAAGACAGTAGTTAAATCTCCAAAGTCTGTAGTGTTTCCTGTTGATGCAATAGTGACATATTGAATGACGTTGACGCGCCCAATACTTTCACTACCCCCAGCCCAAATGCCTCTTGTCTCATTTGAAAGAGCAGCTAATCGCTCTATCCTTGCTAATGTATTTCCAAAAACTACAGAGTTTCCTAATGTTGCAATGGTGACATAAGCTATAGAAGTTGGAGTATCGTAATCGGTTCCAAAAAGTCCTCTTGTTGAAGACGCGCATCCAGCATTCTGGGGCATGCTAGGCTGAAGATTTCCAAAATCTATTGAATTACCTGTAGATTGAATAGATATGTAGGTAATATCATCTGACTTGCCAAACAATCCTCGCTGAAAAGTATTCCCAGCAATCGGCCACAGCCCTTGCTGAATCCAAAATGTTGCTTGATCCAATGTCCAGACACCGGGAGCCGCGCCGTCTTGAAACGGGCCAGCAGGAGCAACGGGTACGGGTCTGATGATCCCTGCGTTCCATGAAGAGATTGCCATTTTTATAGACCTCCGTGGGCGTTAGAACAAGCGCCGAGTTGCCCTCTAGCCACCGTCAAGTCGCCAAAGTCTGTAGCGTTTCCAGTGGTTGCAATTGTGACGTATTGAATTACGTTTGTTGGGCCGCTACCGCCACCGACTAATCCGCGAGTATCGGAAGAACACCCAGCGGCATCCGAAGTAGACGAAACTAAATCACCAAAATCAGTTGCGTTGCCTGTAGACGCAATAGTAACGTAATCAATTACATTACTTTCACCGCCCAAAAACAAACCCCGTGTGCTAGAAGAACACGCTGATAAACGCGTTCGTGCGGTCGTTAAATTACCAAACGTGGTTGTGTTTCCTGTTGACGCAATTGTGATGTAAGTGATTGAACTTGTTGTTACGTCTGAAACATCTTTACCACCACCAAAAAGACCTCTTGTTGGGGACGAACATCCAGCAAGCGCGTAAATTCCAGTTGTTAGATCACCAAAGTCTGTAGCGTTTCCCACCGACGCAATGGTTACATACGAAATAACGTTTGAAGGCCCGGCCTCACTGCCCGCAAAAATACCTCGTGTGCTAGAAGAACACGCCGCTAAACGGCTTTGCGCTAGAGTTAAATCTCCAAAATCTGTGGAATTGCTTGCACTAGCAAACGTAATGTACTCAATAATATTTATGGCTGTACTACCACTGTTTATACCGCCACCAAACAACCCTCTGCTGGCTGATCCGCATCCGGCTAATTTTGCTCTGGTAGCTGTCAAGTCGCCAAAATCGGTGGCATTTCCTGTTGTGGCAATATTGACATAATCAATCGTGTTGTAAAAAGTACCGCCAGCATCGTCATAACCTCCAGCAAACGCCCCGTATGCTGGAGGGCCGGGCGGGTTCCATAGTCCACCCCCTTTAGCTTGGTACTGCGCAGTGAGTGTCCATACACCTGAATAACTTGGCATTTATATACCTCCGTGGGCGTTGGATGTAGCAGAAACCAAGGACGCAGCAAAAATTAAATCACCAAAATCTGTGGCGTTGCCTGTTGAGGCAATTGTTATGTAATTTAAAACATTTGTATTTGCACTATCTAAACCTATTCCAAAAACACCTCTTACAGAAGAACTGCAACCACACCCCTGTTGACTGCCCTGCGTTAAATCCCCAAAGTCTGTCGTATTGCCTGTATTTGCGATGGTTATGTACTCGATGACGTTGCTATACGTGGCGGCAGCAGTATCTCCTCCGGCAAATACACCCCTAGTTGCAGAAGATATGCCTGAAAAATTATAAGTCCCAGTACCTAAACTTCCAAAACTTGTAGAATTTCCAGTAGATGCTATTGTGACGTACTGCATTCCAATTTGACGAGTACCACCATAATCAGTTCCACCAGCAGAAACCGCTCTTGTTGATGAAGCACAAGCCGCCGATTGGTATTTAATTAAACTTAAATCACCAAAGTCAGTTGAGTTTCCAATGCTTGCAATCGTGATGTATTGGATTACATTAACAATAGCACTACCCGCGTTTCCATTAGTGCCGCCAAACATTATTCCACGAGTGCTGTTAGAGCAACCTGCCAAATACCCGGTTGGAAATAAAGCATCGCCAAAGTCAGTTGCATTACCTGCGGATGCAATGGTAACGTATTGGATTACGTTGTTTTCATAAACGGCATTGGCAAAACAAATTGCCCTTGTAGCATCAGCGCAAGCACCGGCTCCATAACAAATAAGATCTAAATCACCAAAATCCGTAGCGTTTCCGGTAGTTGAAATCGTAATATATTGAATTGTGTTGTATGTACTAGCGCCACTACCACCAAAAAATATACCCCTTGGAGCCGCAGGTGTCACACTATTACTTGCCGCACTGAATGCGCTAGGCCCATAAGAATTGATGGCCCATACAGCAAACGTGTAAGCCGTGCCGTTGGTAAGCCCCGTGACGCTGATTGGCGAAGAAGCCGCCGTTGCAGTGATGTTATCGGGGGTTGAACGAGCGCCGTACCCAGTGATAGCCGAGCCACCCACATTGGCAGGTGCAGTAAAAGTTACAGACGCAGAAGCATCACCACCCGTAGCCGTCCCGATGGTCGGCGCATTAGGGTTGTTCAGCGGATCATAAAAGGCTGAGATAAACCCAGCAGGAGGACGTAGTGGCATGATGCCCCCCTTTATGCGTTGATCTCTTCCCACGAGCAAGTAACAACCAGATCGTTGGCTACACTTGCCGTAGCACCAATAGACTTGTCTTCCAGCAGGTAGAACGATGTGGTCTTGTCGGTCACGATCAGTGTGGCGTCAGCAGGCACAGAAATGGTAGAAACAATCGCTGTTCCTGTGCCGCCAAGATCGTCTTGAGAAAAGATTTTGATCGTAATATCTGCCGCAACAGAGCCATCTACGTTGGCTACAACAATCGAGTTGATCTTATAGACCTTGCCGCTAGAGGCTGCGTTATTAACCAGTGCAGTTGCAAACGGGTCGTTTGTAGATGAAATTAAATTTGTAGACGTATTACCGTAAATGGCGGCTACGTTTACTATGTTGGGATTTGCCATGAGAACTCCTTCAGATAGAGAATACTAAATCAAAAGCGATAGATTGACCAGCGGTGATACCACCACCGCCAGACGAGGGAGAAGAAACCCACGAGGTTCCGGTTGAAGTTAGTACATTACCCGCAGTTCCGGGGGCGATAAAGCTAAGGTTGGGGGTTGTTCCACCGGTAGACGATATAGGAAGTGACGCCGTAACCGCTGTAATTGTTCCACCAGAACCCGTAGCGGCAATTGTTTGATTTGGCCAAGTACCTGAAATAGATACGCCAGACCCCGCCACTAACGCAGGGGTTGCAGTGGCCGTTCCACCGTTAGCAATAGGCAAAATACCCGTTACCCCTGTAGTTAAGGGAAGGCCAGTGGCGTTTGTAAGCGTTGCAGATTGCGGCGTACCTAGAATAGGAGTAACAAGTGTTGGCGAATTAGACAACACAACATTAGTGCTACCCGTTGAAGTAGTTACCCCTGTACCACCATTAGCAACAGGCAATATACCCGTGACTTCTGAAGTTAAATCAATCACGCTAGATGCAATCTGAACAAAATCAGACCCATTCCAAGCTACTAACGCTTTTTCACCATTCGGAATAGTTACGCCAGTAGTGGGGCCGGAGCCTACCAATTTGACTGCGTATCCACCTGATGTAGCATTGATAATAATGTATGTTTTAGATTGCGCTGGGGCTGTAATGGTTTTAATACTGGTACGTGCACCAGTGCACAAGAGAATGGCTTCACGCGCTTGATTTGCTGCGCCGTTGGTAGTGCTCAACGTGACGTTAGCATCTGTACTGAGAGTTGTTGTACCGGCAATAGCAGAGTCAATTAAATCAGTAATCGCTGTATTAACTACAGTGCCCCATGTACCAGACAAATCTCCTGTTGTGGGAAGCGCCAGACCAAGGAGCGGTGAGAAATTAGTTACTGCCATTTTTTATCCTTATAGTCCATTTAGGATGCTTATTGCCTGTACATACGATTTTGATGCCGCAGTGCTTGTCTGGAATGTAGGAGCTACACCCGTACCATTAGAAGTTAACAACTGCCCTGATGTACCCACATTAGTAGAAGCCACAGCATATCCTGCTGGGTACGTTACAAATACGTCTTTTGTTCCAGCAGAAAATGTTAATGCAGTGGGTTGTGTTCCCGCGCTATTGGCTAAAACTGTAGTACGAGCAAGAAGGGTTCCAGCGGATGTATACGTGCCAATACCAACTTCCCACTCGCTCCCGGTTTGCGCAGCAATTGTGTAATAAGTTGTATTACCATTACCTACAACGGCAAAAGATTGAAACCCTGTAGCTGCGCCAGCAAGCGTGACCGTTCCCGTACCAGCCGTGGTAGTGGTTTCTTTAACGCGATCTGCTAATACAAGTGCCATAGTATTTCCTTACACCGTCATTTCAACATTTTGCCAGTTTGGAGTTTGATTGTCATCTATTGTCGTCCAATAAAAATAATTCATTGTACCAACCTGACCTCTAGCTTGTACTCCGGTTATTGCAACCGTCCGACTTGACCCCACTGAGCCTACACTACCTGTAGCTACAACACCGTCTTCGGTTGGGTTGTTTGTTTCAGTAACATCACCAACTGCACCAGAAGCTAAGACACCAGTCAGCGCAATTTCACGATCTGCAAGAGTTACTGTACCAACACTACCAATCGCTACAAGTCCAGTAGGTGTCGGGCTAAAAGAAATAGTCCCTGCCGCTCCAGAGGCCGCGACACCAGTCAGCGCAATACTTCTTTCCGCAACTGTTACCGTGCCAACTGCCCCTGTAGCTTCAGTTCCCTGAAGCCCTGCATCAATACCAAAAACACCAATTGATCCAACTTCACCAGAAGCACTAACTCCTGTAAGCGCAATGACTCGTTCTGCGACTGCAACTGTACCAACCACTCCAATAGCTTCAACGCCGGTTAACTCATACGTTACTAAGTCTGTAACTGTACCTACCGCGCCTTCTGCGCCAACCCCTGTTAGTGCTTCTTCACGTGTATAAACAACTGTCCCTACCGCGCCAGATGCCTGAACGCCGGTAAGGTCAACAATAATCGTCTGCCCCGCAAGCGAGGCGAACGGCGCTTCAGCAAAGGCGGAGATTCCAAACATGGCTACTCCGGCGGGTTACCCCGCCAGTCCTATTAGGTTGTAGCCAAACGAATCAAAGCAGTCGAAGTCGTGTTCGATGGCATTGTCAAAGTAAACGTGCCAGCAGTGATTGTTTGTGAACCAAACGTATGGATACTTACAGCAGGATATGCGCCGCCAGTGCCTTGCGTAGAGTTGTAAATCATCACAGCGTCAAACGCCGTGGCAAGCGTCACGGTTGTGTAGGTGATGCTGGCAGAGGGAGTCCAAAAAGCCACACCGGCAGTAGCCGATGAATTGGTAGCCGTAGGAGGGTTTGCATTGGTAATAGCCACGCCACCCGGCGTGTAGCCCGTACCAGAAACTTCGCCTGCCATAGCAGTAGCACCAATTGTGCCGGTGTAGTCAGAAGACGAAGCGTTGAATGTGCCACTTGCCAGCAACAAAGCACCGTAATACGTGTCTGCGCCAGTACCAGCGCGAACAACACCTACGCCAAAATTGTGTGTACCTGTCATGAGCTTGCCCATGAATCCCGTGACCATTGATTGTGTATTTGCCATGTTAGGCTCCTTAAGTAAAAGACGCTGCTTCCGCAGAAAACGTCACAGCTTTTTTCAATTGAACATGGGCAGAACGATGCACAAGTTCTCCATCTAACCAATACTCCACCCAAGTGGTGTACTCGTTGTCATTATCTACGAAGCCTTCTTTTTTCTCAAGAAGAGAATCGTCCATTTCGCCTTTGGTGGTTGTGACCAATGCCATATTTTCTCCTATACAAGTCTAATGAGTGCAGCCGTGCTGGTGTCAGCAGGCATCGTTACGGTGAAAGTTTGTGTCGATGTTATGTTATTTCCAAAGTCCAGAACACAGACAGCCGCGCCAGTAGTCACGTCATAAATTAACGCCCCACGAGCAGTGATTGCACCAGCCCACGCTGGGCTGGAAAAATTAACATAAATAGTGCTACTGTTTGAACCAAGCGCGGTATTAACCGTTGCCGTGACTACTTGACCACCAGCCACGTAGTTACCACCAGAAGTCTCGCCATCTGATGTATACGCCGCAGTCAGTTGATTCAATGTAGCTGAGTTGGTATACAACGCCAAACGAAACGTATCTGTTGCAAATCTCAACGTACCGTTAATCAAGCCTGTGCGCAACGTATTGCAGGAGTAGTTACCTGTGAAAGCCATCAGGTCACCGCCTGTCTATATTGACCAGAACGATAAGCATCCTGACGCTCCATACCATCACCCAAACGTTTGGCTTGAGCCAAGGCTTCTTTGTATTTACCGTCGTACAAGGCAAGCATGTCTGTCTCGCCCTTCATAAAGGTATAAGCCTCAACCAGTGAACCATACAAGAGCACCGTGTCAAAGTTATCACCAAGCCATGACGTACCCGCAGTCGTGATTGACTCAGGGTAGTAATAGAAATGAAGCTCTGCCGTATAAGTAGTATCAGGAGTTGGGCCAAGAATAAACGTTAGTTCAGTTGTAATTGCGCTACCCACAATTGCAGGGCCAAACAATGCGTAGTACTTTGGAATCCCAGTATCTGTCGTAGGATTAGGGTACGACTGGCGAATGAAGTTTACGTCTTTGTTTAACAAGTATTCGTAGTTACCAGACGCATCTATCACTGCCAAAGAGTATGTAGCAAGATAATCGTTTGGAGCTTGAAGATATTTGTTGCCTGACTGGATATTACCCGTCATGTTTTTGCGCAAAAACGGAAACTGCACCGTGTTATAGATGCGTAATTCAGCTTGCTCAATAAACCTGTTAATCTGTTCGGTAGTTGTCTCTATCCCGCCACTGGCAAGAGTAAAGTCCGGAAAATTATTTTCCGTATACGACTGAATAGTATCAAACAGTTGGGTGTAATTCATATCAAGCCATTGGGCCTCGCGCCATTACGCCTTTGGTAGCTGCGCCAGTACCACGGATTTTTATACCAGAAGTCTTTGGCTCTTTGTATGGGTCACGACTGATGTTACCAACAGACATGTTTACATCATTAGCGGTCAAACGGTTACCACCGTTATAGCCACTGTTCTTGATGTCCACACCAGCTTCACCATTCATATTGTGGGGCGGAGCATAGACGCTGGCATCGCCAACTTCTTTACCCATCATCTTTTTGCTAAACGTGGCCATATCAAGCTCCCTTTTTATAAGTGAATGAAGACTTCTTTTGATTAGCCACTTTGGCCAAACCACGACCCAGAGCTTTCATCTGAGCATTTGTCTTGCCACCTTTGGCAAGTTTTGTCATAGGCTGACCGGGATGTAGCTTTTTCTCGTGCTTGTGCACGGCTCCAGCCACCATCTTCTTGTCTTGTTTCAAATCTGCTTTGTCCATTTCAGGCTCCTTATGTAACTGTAACCGTAACTGTACCAAGTTCTATCGCTAACACCAAGTTATTTGGCGTTAAAAGTGTATCAAACCCACTTGCACCACCAACAGGGTTGTACCCCCACTGAAACACCCGACTGCCTTGCTCTGGATAGCCAAACCCATCTTGAGTGGTGCTATCCGTTAACAGAATCTGTAAGCCACTTTGACCAGAGACTTGATAGCTCACATCAGGACGCGGCTCACGCACAGCTTGCGGATCATTGACTGGATACATACCCAGTTGCAACTGCGGCTGATCGGGATCCCAGCATGCGGGGCACACCTTGATATTAAATGGCTTGGTCTTGACAATCTGTGTCTTTAATTCCTTGAGCTTATACCTCTGCGAACATCTGTCGCATTCAGCAATTGCATGTTTGCCTGATGCAAATTTACTAGGCATAGAACGTATTCCTTGGCACAAACCTCAACGGAGAGGTATCGCGGTCTTCTGCTTCAGCCAAAAGCCATTGCTGTTCATACTCAGCCTTTAGCGCCATCACACGATTGGGATCCATATCTGGCAACTTCATACTCAACAGATAAGCCAATCCTGCCACCATGCAGGGGATAAAACGGAACGGAATATCCTGCACGTTTACACCTGTGCCAGCGTCCTGAATACGGCGCATGCGGTAGTACACAAACATGTACTGATCTCCGGGGGCGTTAGGTGTAGGCCACACATTGATAGCAGGTAGGTTCTGCACGGTTATAGCTGCACCAGTAGTATGCGCCGCAGCGGTTGTGCCATTCTGTCCACGAGCGCAGTTTAACAACTGGTTGTTTACAGGGTCTATGTTGGGGTAACTGATGGTCTCATTATCAATCTTGATAAACCCAGCAGTGGTCAAACCGTCCACATTAGACAACGTGATTGTGGTGGCTG